ACAATAAAAATAAATATAGAATATACCAAAAAATCTGAATTTTTGATCTTCAATAATTTAGTTGTTTTGTGTCGTTTTTCTGTTGAGTTTACTGTGAAGTATAGAAAAATCCAAGAAAATCCAAGAAAATCCAGAAAAATAATTTTCTTCGTGTTTTTGAAGAAATTTTTATAGCAATTTCTCGGATTCCTTAGATTTCTCAGGAAAAACTACTAAAAATAATGGAAATTTCTATTATTTACGTTCTTATATTTTTATTTTTAATACCTCTTGAAATAATTTTAACAATAAAAATAAATATAAAATATACCAAAAAATCTGAATTTTTGATCTTCAATAATTTAGTTGTTTTGTGTCGTTTTTCTGTTGAGTTTACTGTGAAGTATAGAAAAATCCAAGAAAATCCAAGAAAATCTAAGAAAATCCAGAAAAATAATTTTTTTCGTGTTTTTGAAGAAATTTTTATAGCAATTTCTCGGATTCCCTAGATTTCTCAAAATAAACTATTAAAAATAATAGAAATTTCCATTATTTACGTTCTTATATTTTTATTTTTAATACCTTTTGAAATAATTTTAACAATAAAAATAAATATAGTATACACGAAAAAATCTGAATTTTTGATCTTCAATAATTTAGTTGTTTTGTGTCGTTTTTCTGTTGAGTTTACTGTGAAGTATAGAAAAATCCAAGAAAATCCAAGAAAATCCAAGAAAAATAATTTTTATCGCTGTTTTGAAGAAATTTTTATAGCATTTTCTTGGATTCCCTAGATTTGTCAAAATAAACTACTAAAAATAATATTTTATTTTTATATAAAATGCCATATCTTATAACAACATTTAATAAAGACGAATGGAATGGTGGAAATGCTATCAATGTTTTTACAGTCCAAACTAAACCCGAATTAATTCAGTTATTAAATCATTACCAAAAGAAACGTGGATTTACAGAGACCATTAAAACGTCATGTAATTGTAATGTCCATTTTGTACCATTTTTTGGTACCAATGAAGAATGTAATAAAATGATGTCTGATACTTTGAATAAATACAACATTAAATTTGATAAAAATATTAAAAGTGTATATGAAGATAAAATTTTAAACTGCGATATTAATTTTGATGATGTTACACAAGAAATTAACGGGCTTAAAAATGAAGTAAATTATGATATTTTAAAATTAAGATTAGAATTATTTACAGAACAATATGACAAATATAAATGTGAATGTAACTATGGTGACCTTGATGATAAATATAAAATTATACTCGAGATTAATAATTTAACAAAAGTAATTAGAGATAAAACTTTTGAAAATGTAAAAGATGTTGAAGAAAAACTTTATGAAATAGAAGAAATGATTCCATACATTAATAATAAAATAGATGAAAATTCTATTAAAATGACTCGTCATTTAATTACAATTGATGATATTAATAATAACACATACAATAATTACATTTGTAAATTATGTAATTGTAAGTGTACAGATGTTAAAATTGTGGAAATGTTTGAAGATGATTATTACACTAACATTTTTGACATTTCTAATTTTTCAAAAATTATAGACACATCTGAATATTCGGATGAAAATTTACTTTTGGTTGATCCAAGATTTAAAGATATAGAAAATGAAGAAGATGGATATTTATTTAATGTGAAGTATGTTAAAAATACAAGTTATATGTCTTGGGAACGAACAAATATATAATTTGAATAATTAATTATTTTTTAATATAAGAAAATGAATATCGTATTCAATAATGAAACAATTATGACAGCAATAGAAATGTTATCAATCGATAAAATAATTGCAGAAGAAAAATATGGAAATATATCAATGTGGGATGTAAGTAAAGTTACAGATATGTCTTCTATGTTTGAAAATTTATCAATTAATTGTGATATATCAAATTGGGATGTAAGTAAAGTTACAAATATGTCTTACATGTTTTGTGATTCATCAATTAATTGTGATATATCAAATTGGGATGTAAATAAAGTTATAAATATGTCATGTATGTTTGAAAGTTCATCAATTAATTGTGATTTATCAAAATGGTCAACTTTAAATGTTACAGATATGTCTTCTATGTTTGAAAATTCAAAAATTAACTGTGATATATCAATGTGGGATGTAAATAAAGTTATAAATATGTCATATATGTTTTATAACTCAATAATTGATTGTGATTTATCAAATTGGTCAACATTAAATGTTACAAATATGTCTTCTATGTTTGAAAATTCAAAAATTAACTGTGATATATCAATGTGGGATGTAAATAAAGTTATAAATATGTCATATATGTTTGAGAATTCAATAATTGATTGTGATATATCAAAATGGTCTACTTCAAATGTTACAGATATGTTCCATATGTTTTATAACTCAATAATTAATTGTGATATATCAATGTGGGATGTAAATAAAGTTATAAATATGTCATATATGTTTGAGAATTCAATAATTGATTGTGATATATCAAAATGGTCTGTATCAAATGTAAAATGTATGGCTTCTATGTTTAAAAATTCGTTAATTAATTGTGATTTATCAAATTGGTCAACATTAAATGTTACAAATATGTCTTCGTTATTTTATGGTTCAAAAATTAATTGTGATTTATCAAATTGGTCAACATTAAATGTTACAGATATGTCCCATATGTTTTATAACTCAATAATTAATTGTGATATATCGAAGTGGTCTACATCAAATGTTATATATATGTCTTGTATGTTTTATAATTCAAAAATTAATTGTGATATATCGAAGTGGTCTACATTAAATGTTACAGATATGTCTCATATGTTTACAAACAGTAGGTTTTCTGATAGATTAAAAGAATTTAATATAGAAACACCATTTGTATCAATTAGACATCCATATTATAATTATAAACGTAGAAATGCATATCTTATGGTGTTACATCAAGCTGGTAAATTACCAAATAATATTTATAATGGAATACCATCTAAATCTGATGTAATTTTTGATGTTGAAGATTTATATAAACATATAAATACATTTATCTAATTGAAAAAATCCCATAAAAATACATTAAAATGTTTTCCAAAAGTTGTGAAGATAACAAATTTTTACATGAAAGTACTGATGTTACAATTAATTGGTGAAATAATATTTTTTACATGAAGTAATATTACTTTTTAATGATAAGAATGACATTGATAAATTTAATCAAATATTAAAAAAGTACAATGATTATATGGACAATATTGATGAAAAATGTTTACATAAATTACATTTATTATTTGTCAAACATGAAAAATCTTTATTACATAAAGAATATACACATTATAACACTACTTTTATTATGAAAATTCTTTTGATATCAGTCAAATATAATTACTTAGATGGTTTAAAATTTTTTTACAAATATGTAAATGTATGTAATCAGGTTTATTGTTATTTAGCAGCTAAAAATGGATATATTGAGTGTCTTAAATTTTTAGTGAATAATGGATGTTTATTTAATCAACATACATGTGCTTTAGCTGTTGTTGGTAATCATCTAAATTATATTAAATTTTTAGTTGATAATGGATGTGTAAAACATAAAATTCGTGTACCATCTGAGAAAAATTTATGTGTGGAAGCAGCTAAATGTGGTAATTTAAGAATCCTCATTTATGCAATTGATTCTGGTTTCTTCATGTATGAAGATTCATTGACAAATGCAATTGAATATAGAAATAGAGATTGTGAGGCTTATATTAAAACATTTGATGAAGTTAATGATAAAGAAGTTTGTAGACATGTTCGTATGGCACTTGATAGAGATAGATTCAGAGATAGATTTAGATATTTGGGTTGAAAATAAAATTATTCAATTGAATAATTTCATAAAATATATTGTAAAAAGTAATGTCTGTAATATCAAAAATTAATGACATAATATATTTAACTGGATTGAAAGGAGTTAAAAATATTGATGAAATATTAAAACTTGAAATAAATGTAATTGTTAGTATTTTAGAATATGATCCAATGATTTATAGACCTGATTCATATAATGGGATAAAATGTATTTATTATGAAGCATATGATGATGACGATTTTAATATTGAACAATATTTTCATCATTTTAATGAGTTATTTAATGATGAAAATATTAAAATTTTAGTTCATTGTCACTGTGGTGTTTCTAGATCTGCTACTCTTATTGCATCACATTTATTATATTATTACATAAATAAATGGAAAGTAAAGAATAGACAAAAAATGATTGATAAATATGATGTTAACTATATTTTAAATATGATGAGAAAACGACGATCAATTGTTGACCCTAATTTAGGATTTGTAACAAAATTACATGAATATAGATTGAAATTATTGAATTTTCAAAATTGTCAAAAAATCAAAAAAATACGTTCTGAATAATAATAGGGAAACGTATTTTTAAGCACTTTTTGAGTTTGTCCATCCGACGGCTAGTCGGATCTAACTTTTTGAAAAGTGACATTTTTACTAAATTTCAAAGTGATTTTTTGTATTTTTTCATATATTTCTAAAATCAAAATCGGTCTGGTGAACATATGTAATAAATTTATTACATTTAAATATTAATTAATCTTTTAAAATTATATTTCAATGTATATAAAATTTTATTTTAGCTAAAAAGACACGATTAAATCAAAAATAGAATTCAAAAATACGTTCTGAATAATAATAGGGAGACGTATTTTTAAGCACTTTTTTCATTTGAGTATCCGACGGCTAGTCGGATCTAACTTTTTGAAAAGTGACATTTTTACTAAATTTCAAAGTGATTTTTTGTATTTTTTCATATATTTCTAAAATCAAAATCGGTCTAGCGAACGTCTACAAAAGAACTTTTATAATAAATTTCATGAATATAAGAAAATTTTTATATGTGCTTTGTATATAATATTGTAAAAATATCACATAAAATTATAAAATATATGAAAAAATTTTCTTATATTTATTTTATAAAAATGCTCTTGGTTGCTATTACAGTTACAATTATAGTTATTATTGTGATACTTATAATCATATATCTGTTAAATAACAGATACGAAAAACTTATAGATGAAAACACTAAAGAAAATAGTCTTCTAATTACCTTTGATGAGTTAGTAAATTGGAAATATATACCAGAATTTATTAAAAAAGATTTAAAGGGTTATCAAGCATTTAAAGCTTTATCAATAGAATTTACTAATATTCAAAATAATAGACAGGATTGTTCACCATGCCGTAGTTCATTCTTTACAAGTGAAATTAATCATGGTATCAATGATGATATTTCAGAATTATATCAATCTGATAGTATTTCTAGAGTATCACCTATTTATGATACTCTTGGAAAAATTTACAAGAGAAATGATTATGATAATACAGCGTTTTATGGTAAAAGTCATATGGATGCAAATTTATCAAATAAACTTAGAACTTTACCAGTTTTCAATATTAACACTCGTAAATCTATGAATGTTTATGGATATGATATTTATAATATGTTTGGTGATACTGCAAACCTTTTAGGTGTAGTTGGTGATATTAGAGAATTTGAATCTATCATACCACCCAATTATAGTGAGTATGATTTTAAGGATGGTAATCGTAAATTAACTGGAATTTTACCATTTTTAAAAGCTAGAAAGAAAGATGGTAAATCATTCCATGCACAATATCACATGGCTAATCCTCATGATACTATGCAGTTATATCAAAATACATCAACTGAACCCGTAATTAATATGGCACAGTTTAAATATCCTTTTCATATAGAACAAATGAGTGAGTTTGCTCCGGGTGAATGGAATCACAGAAAGAATCCATTTGTATACAATGAAGAATTTAGAGATGCTTGGGTTGATAATCCAGTCTTAGTTAAGAACTTCTTTGAGAGTGATTATGAATCTTATAAGAATGATTATAAAACACTTCCATTTATTAATGAATATTACGAAGATTATGTAACTGAACCATTAAAGAACAGTGTTATTCCAGTTTTTGCTGGTTCTAATGCAGGTATGGCACCAATTTTTTCTATTGCAGATGATAAAACTGATATTAAAAGTTGGAAGAATTTAGTAAATAATTATTATGGATTAGTCCTTGACGCTGATAGATATTTATATGAGATATATTTGTATTTAAAGAATAATGATATGTTAAAAAATACATCTGTTATTATTACATCTGATCATGGTGATCAAATTGGTTCTCATGGTTTAAAACAAAAGGGATTTCCATTTAAAGAATCTGTTAATATTCCTATGATGGTATATTCACCTAAACTTAATTCTAAATTTAGAGGTACACAAAATGATACTTTAAGTTCTTTATTGGATTTAAATCCTACATTTGAAGTAATGTCAAACTTAGAAATGAAAAGTACTAAATTTAAAGGTAATTCCCTTTTAGATTGGTTTAATGGAGAATTAGTACCAATTAATATAAATAATGATGTTTTTCATATATCTAATTCAACTATGCATTTAGAAATAGCATATTTTGGTTATTTACTATGGAAATCAGATGAGAAAAGTAGTGAATATAAAGTTTTATTTGAACCTAAGAATATATTTGACTTTCAATATAGTTTCATGATGTCAACAGCTAAAATTAATGGTAAACAATATAAGTTTTGTAAATTCTATTCATTGATTCAATTATTAGAAGAGAATTTTAAGGATCGTGTTATAAAATCAGAGAATTTAATGATACAAAATCCTTTATTACCCAGTGAATTTACGTTTAATGAAGGTTTAAATATAGTATATTCTGAATCTGGTGAGGGAGATTCAGTATTCCTTTTTGAATTTATGTATAATATGTTTCTTTATATTAAAAGTATAAGACATAATGTTTTTATATTACCTGGAATTGAAGATACTTATGAAACTGCTAAATCTAAAAACATGTTTATATGTTGGAATACAACAGATGATTCATACGAATTAAACAATCTTTGTGATTTAAATTATCCTGAACGTTCAGATATATATCTATTTGAACAATTAAATGAAATATTAAAGAATGAAACTATAAAATTCGGAGGTAAAAACTTTTTATATGCATCTCCTTTACACAAAATTGCAAGTTTATATGATTCATTTAAAGAATTACAAACTGATTTAACACGCGAAGCTATCGTTTCTATATTGAAGAAAGGTGGACCAAACCTATTTGATTAAAATTACAATTGTAATTTTATTAATAGTCACAAATAAATGTATCACCAGGACTCCAAACATTTGAAATTAGTTGTTCTTTAATATTAACATGTATTAATTCAATAATAGTAGATACATCATCAATATCATCAATTGTATTAAATAAACAAATATTATAAGTATGTAACTTAAAAATGAAATTTTTAATTTTATCAGAATAACCATTTAAAAACTTAAAATTATATACACTGATATTTGAAATATGGTAAAAATTATAATCTTCACAATTAACACTGTTAAATATACATTCAATAAATTTTTTATGATTATTTATATACATATTATAGTTTTCATCAATATTATATTTTTTAATATTATATATTTCACATATACCATTTAACTTCATACAACTATCTAAAAAATCTTCTTTTGATTTACATGAATAAGTCATTTTTTTACACAAATTATGCTTATTTTTCATAATTTTATTTGAATATATACGCTAAATAACTTTGTTTAATACTTTCATCATAAATTTCTTTTGTTCTACAATTTAATGGTACATATGATAAATTATACCAATTTTTCTTAACTATCTCCATATAAAAAAGATCAGTTGGTTTAATAACTTTATCAAAATGTCCACTGCCTAAAATTCCATAATAAGTTAAATATGTTTCAACTTCAATATTACCAATACACAAAATCATTTTAATTAAATCTATATTATATTCACCATCTATCATATAACCTTTATTCTCATGTGATATTTGAAATTTTTTAATGTTACATATTCTACAAAAATCTTTGATTAACTTTTCTGTTTGACATCTACTGAATATTTCAAACATAATTTTATCAGATAATTTATTTATCTTCATTAAAAGGTTTAAACATTCTAAATCACTTAATCTTTTGATTATTTTTAATTGTACATTTACACTTGTAATATTAGAAATATTTAAAAGTTTATAGTTTGGTCCTTTGTATTTTCTTATTAAATGTATTGTTACATTATCACTAAAGTTAAAATTTCTTTCATACTCACATAATAAATTAATGGGATCACCTTCATATTCATCACATAAATACAAAACTATATTTTCGTTGAAATTAAATTTAATTAACATTTTTTCAATACCATCATCTGAAAATTTATTTATAATTGAATCAACAAATAGTTTTGTTAACATATCATCATCACTTATATTAAGAGTAGAATAAAGTTCATAATATATTTCAAAAACATTATATTTTTCATAACGGTAATTCTTTATATTTTCTATTATTAGTTGCTTCATTGTATCAGAATTATAATTCAAATATTTATAAAATTTTCCAACTTCAGAGACATTAATTGTTTCCAAAACATTTGATATTATTTCGTCAGTTTTATGTTCATCTTTAAGTTTAGTAAATATTATTAGTTTTTTATAATTTTCTAAATAATTAATGTTACCAGACCAACCTCTTTTTACTATATATAACTTTTTAAAAATTTTAACAACCATATCATATGATACATCTTCAATAAACTCAAATAACTTATCAATATTATGAAAACTTACATCTATTATTGCATGTTTAAGTTCATCTGTTTGTTTCATCAGTTTAAAAATTTCAATATTATTATCAGATGTACATCTTTTGATAATCTCTAAATTTGTTTCTTCATCTGTTGAAGTTGATGTATTTATATATTTAAATATAGTTAAAAGATGTTCAGAATTACAATTTTTAATTGCATTTAATTGAATGAACTTTGGTGGATTTCTAATATATATAATAGAAAATGGATCTCTATTTACCATAAGTGTATCCATTTGATCATTTTGTTCATATAATAGATAATAATCATTGTTCGCTAAAATAAGGCTTATATCTTCATGTGATTGAATCTTTAAAAGTTGACTCGACATGTTTTTTAGAAAAAACATGTTTGTTTTTTCATTTATTCAATATTAGATTAGATTAAACTAGATTAGATTTTACATAAAATTCAGCTTCTGCTAATGGAGGTGCTGAAGGAGAAAAATCAGTTGATAATTCAGCTTCTACTAATGGTGGTGCTGAAGGAGAAAAATCAGTTGATAATTCAGCTTCTACTAATGGTGGTGCTGAAGGAGAAAAATCAGTTGATAATTCAGCTTCTACTAATGGTGGTGCATAATGTGAATCATTTGCGGAAATTTTTTCTTCATACAAATGTTTTTCAACTGGTTTTTTATTTTCATCTGTACAATAATCATTCTTCTCATAATTATACATACGAGCTAAAAAATTTTGTTTAATTCCAATCTTACACATCTTTTTTGTTCTACAATTTAATGGTACATATGATAGATTATACCAATCATGTTTTACTATCTCCATATAAAAACTTTCTGTTGGATTTTTAACTTTATCAAAATGTCTATTACCTAAAATTCCATAATATTCTAAATATGTTCCCACTTCAATATTACCAATACTTAAAATCATTTCAATTAAATCATTACTTGTTTTATCATTTATTAATATAATTTTGTTATCGTGTGACAATTGAATTTTTTTCATATCACACACTCTAAAAAAAGCTTCATGTAATTTAACTGTGTTACATTTATGAAATACTTCCATTACAATATTTTCAGATGGTTCAGGTATTGTCATCAAAAAGTTTAAACATTCTAAATATTTTAACTTTTCAAGTATTTTCAATTGAATTGTATCTGTCATTTCAATTTTAATATGTACAAGCTTATGACTTTGACCTTTATAGTTTTCAAGTAAATACAAAATTACATTTTCTGATAATTTAAGGTCACTATTAAAAAAATCATAATCATCACCTAAATAAATATTAATTATATATATAATTATCTCATCTGTAAATTTAAATACCTTTATCATCTTTAAACTTAAATTTAAAAATGATTTATATAAATGTTCATCATGAATATAATTATCATAATATAATTCAAAATTACAACTGATTAAATTAACGAATAACATTGACAGTTCATAGTTATCATTTATATCCAGACTTAAATAAAAATCGTGAAATTGATAAAAAGTCTCTGGTAAACAGTTACTTTTTATAATTTCCATATTTTCAATTGCACACTTTTTAATTTTATCAGACTTAATTGGTAAAGTTTTATAAAACCAATCAATATTTGAAATATCACATGTTACAATTACATATAATATTATCTCCTCAGTTTTATGTTCATCTTTAAGTTTTTCAAACAAATTACATAACCGATCATTATATATATAATTAAAACCACGTTGATTATTTGAAAAAAAACTAGATAAATTCTTAAAAATTTCAAGAACCATATCATATGTTATATCTTCAATAAAATCAAACAATTCATATATATTTCTAGTACTTGTTCTTATAGCTATATAATTTAGTTTTTCTGTTTGTTCCATTAATTTAAACAATGTGATATTATCATATCTACCACATTTTTCTAAAATTGCCATATTAACTGGTACATTTTTAGAAAGATTTGTTTCATTTATCTTTTTATCTGAATATATGAGATTATTACTACTAATTTGTGGGTTGATTAATGAAAATAATTTTACAATATTTTTATAATCACAATTTTCTATGGCTTTTAGTTTTATTTGTAACGATGGGTTTTTAATATATTCAATTGCAAGTGGATTTTCATCTATTAACAATAAACTCATTTTATTAGTCTGTTCATATAATGAATAAGTTTTATTAGTTTTAAGAATAAGACTTACATCTTCATGTGATTTAATCTTTAACAATTGACACGACATTTTTACTGAAAAATTGACAGTATTTTTCATTTTAATAGACATTTTATCACAAAAAAAGCAAAAAATTTTATTTAAACTAATATTTACATTTGTAAATATTTATCATTTTGATTTTTTAATTAAGAGTTCTGTTTCACTATTAATTTCTATCTCATCATATTTTTTACTATTAATTTCCATCTTATCATATGTTTCACTATTAATTTCCATCTTATCATATGTTTCACATTCAACAATACAATCTTTTTGTTTAAACATATGTGCTAAAAAACATTGTCTTTTACCAGCTTTACATACAGCTTTTGTTCTATATTTGATTTCTATACTCGCTAAATTATACCAATTAAGTTTAACAATTTCAATATAAAACTGTTCAGAACCTTCATTAGTTATTCTATTAAAATATTTATTACCTAATATATCATAATATTTTAAATATAATTCTTCGCTGATACCACCATTAAGTAAAATAGTAGTTTTATTATTTATACCACTTAATTTACCCACCATTATATGTTTTGTTTCATCTGATATGTTACAATTACAAAAATTTAAAATGGATATAAATTTACACTCGTATGTACACTTCTTAATAATTTTCACCATTAAATCATTAGATATAGAATCAAATAAATAAGCCAAGCTTTCAATGTGTTCAATTGGACATTTTTCGATACTCATTAATTTTACATTTTCAGTTAATGAGGTTTTTACCTCGTTTAATAATCTTACAATAGTCACAATATTATCGTTATTATTTGGACATTTCTTGATAAGTTCAATCATTGTGTTTTCAGATATTGAAAATTTTATTCCTTTTACTAATTCTACAATATTTTTACATGTATGTTTCTTAATAATTTCTATCATTGCGTCTTCAGATAATAAAGTATTTAAAATTTTTACTAATTTTAGAATGTTTTCAACTGGACACTTTTTGATAAGTTTTAATATTCCAATTTCAGACAATGATTTTTTTATTATACAAACTAATTCTATGATGTCACAAACTGGGCACCTTTTAATGATTTCTATCATTGCATTATCAAACAATGAGTTTTTCAATTCAATCGCCAAATCTACGATGATACAACCTGGACAATATTTAATGATTTTTAATATTGCATCTTCAGATAATGAAGTTTTTATCTTTTTTACTAATTCTATAAAGATATGTTTTGAACAATTCTTAATCATTTCTATTTTTATAAAATTTGGAAGATTGTATTCCAACTTTGTGATATCAATAATAACATTATTTTTTCCAATGATAATTAATAATAATTTATGTAATAAATCTTCATTGAAATAATTATTCTTATTTTTACAAATAGGTACAATATTATCATAAAATATCGAAGTATATATATTTCCCCATTTAACCGGATGATTTTTAGCAATGATAATTAATACTTCAAGAGATTTATTTTTCATCATATTGTAAATTTTATTAGTAATGTAGAGAATAGATTCATCACAACTATAACTATTATGACATGTTATTATCATATTTGTTATATATAAATTTATTTCATTACTTGAATCGTCAATAATTTCATATAAGCTTTGAAGTGAATTAAAATATACATCTGTATCAATAGTAACCAAGTATTTATTCTTGTGAAAATTAAAAATATCGATACATGCAAGTTTTATATTTATATTTTTGTTATTTATTAGAGTATATAATGATGTAATTTTTTGGAACGAACATCTTTTAATACATGCTAATTGAATTTCTTCAGATGGTTCATTAAATAATCTATATAATTCTACAATATTATCATAATTAGATTTTTTAATACATGCTAATTGAATTTCTTCAGATGGTCCATTAAATGATTCATATAATTCTACAATATTATCATGATTAGATTTTTTAATACATACTAATTGAATTTCTTCAGATGGTTCATTAAATGATTCATATAATTCTACAATATTATCACTATAACGTTCTACGATAGCTAGGTTTATTTCATTATTATTTGATTCAAACATAGCATACGTTTTAAGAATATTGTTTAAATTACATTGATTTATATAAATCAATTTCACATTATTTGATGGATTTTTAGCAACTTTTATAAAATTTGTGATATTATCACATTTTTTAGCACATAATAAAATTATTTCATCCAATGGATTATTTAATGATGTAAATAATTTTAGAATATCACATGGAAAACATTTTTTAATAGCTGCTAAAATTATTTCAATTGGTGGATTTTTAAATAATGAAAATAATTGCATAAGATACATTGAATTACACCGTTCGATTGCGACTAATTTTACTTTATTTGATGGTTCATTAATCATCTTAAATACATCTATGATATCAACAACTTTACATTTTTTAATTGCAATTAGTTTTATTTTACCTGATTGTTCTCTAATATGTTCAATTAACATTGGATTTTCTTTGATAAGAATAACATTATTTTCTTCTTCTTGGATACATCTTTGATAGAATGTTGGATTTTTAATTATTATCTCAAAATCTTGTAGAGAATTCAATTTCAATAAATCAGTGGGTTCTTCTGTAGTTTCATTTCTAAAATCTGCCATTTTTCATAAAAAATACAACATATTTTTCATTTGTTTATTTTATTTTTATCATATGATATTGTTATTATCAAATAAAAATAGTATTAATATTAAATAAATTAGATATTACCGAATAGAGAGTTGATTTGATTTCTTGATTTTTATTGATTTTACATTTTTATATCATTAATTTTTAGTGATTTTCGCATATTTTTAAAAATTACATCCGACTAGCCGTCGGATAGACAAATGAAAAAAGTGCTTAAAAATACGTCTCTGAATAGTTACTTTATGAGGTTTTTTGATTTTTAGTTTTGTTTATTTTTAACCATAAAAAATTTTATTTTCCTATTCTATGATATTTTTAAAAATAAAAGTATATTTAAATAATAAAAATAAGAGAGTATATGAATATTTGCTATATTGTATTTTTGTAAAACTTCATAAAATTACAAAAATTTTACATTAATTTTTTGATAAAATGTCACTTTTTTGAAAAATATCATGTCTGTATCTTCGAGGGTCATTTGAAAAAAGTGCTTAAAAATCATGTTCTCTATTATTATTCAGAGCACTTTTTTGATTTTAAAATGGATCAAAAAACAAAAATGTAATCTCTAAAAGAAAATGAAACTGTATACAAAATAACTTACATTAGAAAATGTTCATACATAAAATAACAGTGCTATAATCATATTAAAATTGTATAGTTTGAAAATAGTATTAACATCAAATAAAATTTTAATTAAAATTTTATTCTCCATATAAAAGATGGAACCTTCTAAAGTAAATATCAACCCTGATAATCTTTATTCTTACTATTTACAATATAGTGATACATTAATCTTTGATAATGACACAATTAATATTTTTGCATATGCAAGAGTATCTACACAAATGCAAGCAGAATTTGGTAGTTCCATTGATACACAAATTCAAATATTAAAAGATGAATGTAGTAGGTATCAATATAATGAAGATAATAAAAAGATCAAATATAATCTTATGAGAATTTATGTTGATAATGGTATTTCTGGTAAAACTATTGATGGTAGACCTGGTCTTGTTAGTATGAAAAATTATATTTCATCAATTGTTACAGGTAGAACACATAAAAAATTAGGATTTTTATGTTCTGATTTATCTCGTTTAACACGTAACAGTGAAAATCTTGAATTTTTATTAAAGTGGATAAAGGAAGATGCTATAAAACTAAAATTTATTGATACTTCTATAGATCCAGATAGTAATGCTGGACAACTTATGCTTACAATGCTTGGTGGTCTATATAGTTATGAAGTACGTAATAGTTCATTCAAAACTAAGATGACACTACGAGCTATGTCAGAAGCAAACTCTCTAATTTCATATCGCTATGGATATAATACAGGTGTTGATGATAATGGTAGAAAAATAAATATTCCAATTCCTGAGGAACAAGTTGGTATAGATGAAATTATAAGAATACATAGAGAATCACCAAATTTAAAACCATTTGAAATTAAAAACTTAATGAATTTATCAGACTTTAAATGTTTAAGAGGACCAGGTAGAAATTTTAAAGGTAATAATAGATCGGAACAGAGTATTAAAAAGAATGAATTAGTTGAATGGACTGGTAAATGGTCAACTCAAGTTATTGAGAAAATATTAGATCATGCTAATTTTGACGATAGAAAAGCTTTAATTCAAGATAAAATTTCTAAGGGTGAAGCTCAACCAGTTAATATTATGAAAAAGGATGATATTGTCATAGATTTAATTAAAAAACATTTGGAAGAAACTAATGGTTATGAGAAAGCAACATTTAACTATTCTGAAATTGCAAGAGTAATAGATAGTAAAAATATATTTTCTAAGAAGATAGATCGTAATTATGTCAAAAGAATGATGGAAGTTGCAAGGATAATTAAAACAGAAAATGTCGCTAAGAAAGTTAATAATGATGATGCAATTATTGTAAAAATCAAAGAATTAATAGAAAAGGAAAACATTATGACATATTCAACATTAACTGAAAAATTACTTGAGTGTAATATGGAACTTGTTGGTAAACGTAAGAAGTGGAATAAAACAAATGTCAGAGATTTATGTATTAAGTACAAAATTAACATTTAATTTTTATAAATTTATAAAAATGTTATTGGAGCTTATTTTAATCATCTTAATTATTTTTATCATATTGTTTGTTATTTATTACCCATATAAACTCGAAATGGAAAAAGAATTTACTATATTTAAACCATTTAATCAAAACACTAATGAAGGATGGGATGTTTCAAATGATACACTTGTCATCAATCTTAATTCTATTAAACCAATGTATAAAATTGATACAATGAAATTATACACGATAAAATTTATTGGTTCATATACAAATGATAGTTTTAACAAATTTGTTGTATATAACGTTAAAAGTGGATTTCCTTTATATTATACTATTAATTCAGATGAAAAAATAGAGTTTTATCTCAGAGATAAATTATATTCCATATCACCCAATAATAGTGAACGTACACATGATTATGTACCAAATCATGTTAATAGTGTGTTAGATGTTATTTTTACATTCACTAAAGATGAAAAATTTACATATGTCAAATAATTTAAAATGAAAAATAATGATTTTTTTTCTTAACAAAATGGAATTTAACATGAATGAATTAAAATGTTTTTACACTGGTATGTATTTTAATAATCCTGTTGTAACAAATACATGTCAAATTTTTGAATGTGGTTTCATAAACCTTGATGACATTTGTCCAATTACTCACGAAATTATAACAAATATTGTACCATGTAATATTACACGTAAATTAATAAGAAAATTTGTTAAGAGTAGTGAAATATTATTGTGTGATATTTATCGTTGTACCGATGATTATTTTGAATACAATGATTATACTTATGGTGATTTTAGGTATGCTGATGAAGATGATGATACTTATGATGATGATTACGAAGTTGGGTGTGATTATAATGATGATTACGAAGTTGGGTGTGATTATAATGATGATTACGAAGTTGGGTGTGATTATAATGATGATTACGAAGTTGGGTGTGATTATAATGATGATGATTACGAAGTTGGGTGTGATTATAATGATGATTACGAAGTTGGGTGTGATTATAATGATGATGATTACGAAGTTGGGTGTGATTATAATGATGATGATTACGAAGTTGGGTGTGATTATTGTGGTGAGTGTAATGAGTGTTATGAAAACAATAAAATTGTTGAGTGTAACAATAAAAATCAAAAACGCACAAATTTGAATAATATTAAAACTCATAAGAAACAAAAATCTAAATTATCAGAAATTTTAAAACCTGTATATCACGATAATAAACTTGATTATGAACATAAACACTTCAAGGAAAGAACATTCAATTATAAAAATTATATCTAAAAAATGAAAAAAAATAGCTATTTTTTTCAAGAAAAATTATGGTTTTTGATCTTAACGAATTAAAGTGCCCTGTAACAAAAATGTTCTACAATGAACCAGTGCGTGTAAACACCGGTTATTGTTTTGAACGAAATGTAGTTGAAGATATGATTTGTCCAATTACTGGTTGTTTTATAACAACTATTACATCATGTAATATAACAAGGGAATTGATTAAACATTTTACAGAAATTGGTGAAATATTGGAGTGTGATGTTTATCAATCTCCATTTTCATTTGATAAATTTCATGATATTTATTACCGTGATAATCGTGAAGATTTATTACATAGATATTTATTTGATCGTATTTTTACTTTAGATGAGGTTATACCTGATTTATATGACGATGATGAAAAGTGTTTTTCGAAGTTATATGATGCTGAAATGTGTTTTATGTTCATTGAATATTGCACTGATGTTTTAACATTTGGTAGATGTTTGGAATTTTTTAAGGATTGTAATGTGTATATGAACCCAAATATATTATGTAAACTTCTTGATTTTGGACTTGAGATAACACCACATGATATTACATTATTATATGAGTATGATCAACATATCCTACAAAATGGAAATTTTCGTAAAATGATTAATTATAGGTGCAATCATTACATTGACATTTTCAATAAGCGTGATATTTTAGATGAAATGCAATATGATGATAAGGAATCAAAAAGATCAAAGCTTAAAAATGAGAGAGTTCATAAGAAGCGTAAGGAAAACGCAATGATTCATAAGAAGCGTAAGGAAAATAAGAATGTATTAAGATCTGAAAGTAAGAATAAAAAGGGAAAAAATATTAAGATTGATAGTAAGAAGAATCCATTAGATGATGATTATATCATTTCTAAAAACGCAGAAAAGTATGATGATGATATTAACGAACAATATTTTGGTGAGTATAGTTATAGTATTTATGGTGAAAAACCTTATTGTTCATCATGTTGTTGGTGTGAAGATTATATGAGAGATATGAAAGAATATGAAAAACTTGAAGAGATGAGAATTTCTGAAGATTTGGATGTGAATAATGAAATATATTGTTTTGATGAAAAGGAATCACGAAGACTTAAGAAGTTAAATTTTCTTAAAAATAAGAAGAATGATCGCGATAAGAAACTTAAGAAGAATGATCGCGATAAGAAGCATAGAAAAAATAAAGATAATAACAAGAAATCCAAAGATAATAGTGATAAGATTAAAAATTATATTAATGATAATAATGAATTTGATTATATGAAATATTGTCATGAGAATGGTATAAATCAACCCAAGAAGATAAAGATACAAAAGTGTGATGGTGAAAAATTCTTAAGTGTTAAGAATAAATCACCTTATCATATTTGTTTAGAATGTGGTGAAAAATTTTGTAATGATGAAGATGTTTGCAATAAATGTAATAAATGTAATAGATGTGTGGATTATGATGACTATGAATGTATTATAACATGTGATCCTTGCATGTTTGAATATGATTGATAAATTGAAAGTATAAATTGACTAATTAGTCAATTTTTATAATGTTATATCAACATTATTATCTGATAATATTTTTAAAAGTGTTGGATTATTTGATATAGTAAATATGCTAGTATTTTTTATATTTGCACCTCGTTTAATTAATATTTTTATCACATTTACATTTTCACTATAAACTGCTACAGAAATAGCTTCATCATCATTGTAATGAATATCTGCACCATTATCTAATAACATATTTAAAATATCTGTATTTTTATTAACAGTTGATATTACTAATGCTCGTCCATTATCTTTTATTTTTATATGTTGTAATACTAATTTTAACATTTCTAATGAACCATGAGAAAGTGTATATTTTAACATATTTTCTTTGTTATAAGTTATTGTTTTACTTTTTTGTTTAAATGTCCAAATACAATTATTATATATTACAGATTTTAAATAATTATACCTGGATATTTTTATATTTTTAAGTGTTAAACGTATATCATTTGTCAACATTTTTAAATCAATTATTTTATTATACTTAATAAATTGGTTCTTAGACATATTTTTAAAATCATCATTTGATAAATGTACAACATTAGTAGACATTATGTTATTGTATTCTTCTTCATCTGATAATTCAATATGATTAAATTGTTTAAATTTAACAAGAATATCGATTAAATTGTTAAAATCTAAATAAGACATTATATTAATTAAAGAAATAAACTCTGAGTATCTAATAAATTTACCATTGAATATTTTTGGTAAAACTGAAACATCATATTTTTGTAAAGTTTCTAAAAAATCTATGATATCTTCGTGTTCATGGTTGTACATTTCTTTAATAAAATTTGAATGTGTTTCTATTTTTGTAACAATATCAAGTAATTCATCTTCTCCTAAATTAGATTTGAATAGATTTCTCAATCTTAATAACATAATTTTACAATGAAAAAAAGTATTAAAAATCACTTTATAAATATGGATCATTCAAAGATTGCAAATAAAATTACATGGATTAATGTTAACAACAAGATTAATTTGACACTTTTAAATATTAAATCATCATTTGATAATATAAATAAATTTGCAACTACAGATATAGATTTATCAAATAATGGAACATTAATTTCCATTTTATCATATGATAATCTTAAAACAGAAGATAAATATATATGTTTAAAAATAAATAATCAAATTATTATAGAATTGGATGAAATTACACCTGATTGTAAAATTAAAACTTGTTTAAAAATATTTAAAGATAATACATTTGATGAAATTAAGAAATTATTCAATGAACTTATGTTAATATTGAAATGAAAACATTCACAAAAAATTAACATAAAAATGTCTTATAATTTTGAACAATTTGATTTTAATTGGTTTTTAAGAGGTTATGGTCAAAATAATATTGATAATTTAGATGACAATACAAATAAAATAATATTAAAATTGGCAGATGTACACAATATGAATTTTAGAACATTTTTATATGAAGTTTCAAAGATTATAGTTATGACAAATAAACAAATAGATAAATGTTTATCATATGAAACTTATTGTATGAAATGTAAATTACATTATATTGTAATTTATGAAAGTTTTATTGCATTAACTGATGTTAATGATAAAGATTTTACTCGTGATTTATGTTATTTTTGTGTTGAAGAATATTGCAACAAACGATGCATTTCATGTGGTACTAAACATGAAGAACCATATGCTGCAGTATTTGTTGATGAAAATGATAATGTAACATGTTATGAATGTAAAAATATGAAAAATCTTTAATTTAAAATGATATAAAATGTCTAGGTCACAAATAGTTCACTGTCTATCATATTTAAAACAATCCAAAGTTGTAAAGTTAAAGAATGAAAAGTGGAATTTTAAAGTTTTTGAATGTCATGATGAATTAACAAAATATCAAAATAAAAATGAAAATAATGATTTATCTACAATAATCCCTGTTCATCGTACATTTTTAGAAATAGATAAACAAACCCAAACTAAATATATTTCAGAAATATCAAATAATATGTGGAACAAAAAACTGTTAAAAAATCATAAATGATATGATGAAAAAATTGGAAAATAAATAAATAAATATATAATTATATATTTAAAAACTATGTCAACTAATATTGATGATATACCAGATTACTATAAAAATACTCCTATATTTAAACATATGATCAATTCCAGTGTGTTTGTAAATTTATCATTTGATGAATTTAAAGAGACTGAGACTTTTAAGAATATTAGTTTTATAAGTGTAATTAAAGATGATGATGATTTTATGAAATTAATAGAGTCACTTGACTATTATTGTGTAGAATTTTTACCACAATTTGTTTTAGATTATATCATGTCATATAAAGATGGTCCATTTACAATGGAATTAAATGAAGTTTGGGATAAACAAATTATTACCGAAATTCTTAAATTGGGTCTTTTAACATTCTATAAAATTAAAGATATCACACTAAAAGAAATAATAAGAAAAATTATAACAGAAGAAAGAAGTAATAAAATATCATGTGGTGGATATTTTACATCTGCTATAAAAGATGATGGTTCAATAAAAGTATGGGGTGATAATGATGAAGGACAATATGATAATATTCCAAATGATAAATTTGTTTCAGTTTCATGTGGTGTATCACATACAATTGCTTTGAATGAAGATGGATATATATCAGTATTTGGATCAAATAATAACGGTCAATATGATAATGTTCCTGATGGTAAATTTATTTGTATTTCATCAAATTATTATGTTAATGTTGCTTTAAGAGAAGATGGTGCTATGGTTATATGGGGTAAAGATATGTTAATTGTACATGATAAAAAATTTTTATTTGTTGTACATGAGCCCGAAAATGTATATGCTATAGATGAAAATAATTCTTTAATTTCTTACGATAAAAATAATAATTTTAATGAATTTACTATTGTAGAACCGGGTAAATTTATTTTTGTGTCTGTTGGTATATTTCATATATCTGCTATAAGAGAAGATAAAACATTATTTACAAAATTTATAGATAATAATGATGAACCTGAAGATATTCTATTAAATGAGTTACCAGATGGTAAATTTAGTTTTATAACAAGTGGATCACATCATACATCTGCTTTAAGGGAAGATGGTTCTGTATTTACATGGGCATTTGAAACTTATGGTGGTACTTTTACAGAATCTAAACATGGTAAATATGTTTCTATTAAAGCTGGTGAAAGTCATACAAGTGGTATTATGGAAGATGGTACAGTAACTACATGGGGTACAAATGATTTTGATCAACTTAATAATATACCAGATGGAAAATTTGTTTCAATTGCATGTGGTTTATTTCATTCAAGTGGAATTAGAGATGATGGATCTTTTATTACTTGGGGTGGTAATGATGATAATCAGTATTTAAAAAAATGATAATTATTCATATTAAAGGAGTAAAATGGGTCTATATGAAACTATATATGAATGTGGATGTGTCGGTATGTGGAGTACATTATGTGATGCAAAATTTGATGAAGAATCTGTTTTACTTAAGTGTGAAAAACATAAAATATCAAGTATTTATGATATATCTTTACGATATTTTTTCAGTGTTTATAAAAAATTAAAGTTTGTAGAAATTGAGAAAACAATATTTGAAGGTGAATGTATCAAAACTTTTGATCCAGGTAATGGGAGAAAACTTATTCGTCAATATAAAATACCAGTTGATAATTTTGACTTTTCATTTTTAGATGAAAATAAACAAATCATTTATTCTGATTTAAATGATGCACCATCTTGGGAAATTAAAGATGGTAATTTTATTTTAACTACACAGTTAGATGTTGAAGTTGATTCTAGAATAATTCGTAAAGATCATAGTATGATATATTTGTGGAATAAGCAAAAACTTGTACCAGTAGAATATTTAAAAGAACAAGAGAAATCTAAGATTATAGATAAAGAAAATTATGAAATATTTAATTCAATTAAATATGAACCACATATGACAAATGAAACTATTGAATATTATATTGAACTTAATAATCGAGAAATGTTAAAATGTAAAGAAAATAATCAAGAATTTAGTAATAAACATAATAAGTTGGTACAAGAACAAATAGATAATTTAGAAAAACATGGTGATATATTATATGAATTAAGTAATAATTGTAAGACTGAATTTCTTAAGAATGAAATAGAAGATGTTCAGAATGAAATAAGGTTAATGTCAACTAAAAATATGGAATTTATTAAAAATTTGAACTAAATTTTTTAATTGATTTGTATGTGAAATGTTTACATTTAACAACAAAACATTTAGAAAAGCTGTAAAATTATGGTTATCGAATAAAGAAGAAGCTTTGAAAAAATATGGACATATTTCCAACTGGGATACTTCAAATGTTACTGATATGTCTGAAATGTTTAATGAAGCTTCTAATTTCAACCAAGACATTAGTAATTGGGATACTTCAAATGTTACTAATATGTCTGATATGTTTAAAGACAGTAAATTATGAAATATTTTAAATGAATATAACGAAGATAACATATTTAAATTGGATGCTAATCATGATTATTTTAAATATAAACGTAGAAAAGCATATCTTATCGTGTTACATAATTCAGGTAAATTACGTGGTAATTTATTTTATGGTAAATCCTCTAAATCGGACTCAATTTTTGACAATGAAGAAATTCATATAAATTAAAAAATTTTAATTTATATATTAAAAATGTCATCATTAAACAATGAAACTATTAAAATAGCGGTAAAAATGTGGTTATTAAATAAATCAAAAGCTTTAAAAATATATGGACATATTAGTAATTGGGATACTTCAAATGTAACTGATATGTCTGATATGTTCAAAGAAGCTTCTAAATTCAATCAAGATATTAGCAATTGGGATACTTCAAATGTTACTAAGATGTCTGGAATGTTTTATGGATCTTCTAAATTCAATCAAGATATTAGCAATTGGGATACTTCAAATGTTACTAAGATGTCTGGAATGTTTTATGGATCTTATAAATTCAACCAAGATATTAGTAATTGGGATACTTCAAATGTAACTAAGATGTCTGATATGTTCAACGAAGCTTCTGAATTCAATCAAGATATTAGTAGTTGGAATACTTCACATGTTACTAAGATGTCTGGAATGTTTAACAGAGCTTTTAAATTTAATCAAAATATTAGTAATTGGGATACTTCAAATGTTACTAATATGTCTTCTATGTTTTGTGAAGCTTCTGAATTCAATCAATATATTGGTAATTGGGATACCTCACGTGTTACTGCTATGTTTTCCATGTTTGAAAACGCTTCTAATTTCAATCAAGATATCAGCAGTTGGGATACTTCAAATGTTACTAATATGTCTTATATGTTTAACAGAGCTTTTAAATTTAATCAAAATATTAGTAATTGGGATACTTCAAATGTTACTAATATGTCTTCTATGTTTTGTGAAGCTTCTAATTTCAATCAAGATATTAGTAAATGGGATACTTCAAATATTAATAATATGTCTCGTATGTTTTGTGAAGCTTCTGAATTCAATCAAGATATTAGTAATTGGGATACTTCACATGTTACTGATATGTACGGAATGTTTTTTGGAGCTTCTAAATTCAAGCAAAATATTGATAATTGGGATACTTCAAATGTTACTAATATGTCTTCTATGTTTTGTTTAGCTTTTAAATTTAATCAAAATATTAGTAACTGGGATACTTCAAATGTTACTAATATGTCTGATATGTTTTATGGAGCTTCTAATTTCAACCAAGACATTAGTAACTGGGATGTTTCAAATGTTACTGATATGTCTGAAATGTTTAATGAAGCTTCTAATTTCAACCAAGACATTAGTAACTGGGATGTTTCAAATGTTACTGATATGTCTGAAATGTTTAATGGTAGTAAATTGGGAAACATTTTAAATGAATATAACGAAGATAACATATTTAAATTACATGTCGATCATGAATATTTTAAATATAAACGTAGAAAAGCATATCTTAATGTGTTATATAATGCAGGTAAATTACGTGGTAATTTATTTTATGGTAAATCATCTAAATCTGATGCAATTTTCGACAATGAAGATATTCATAGATACATAGCTAAATTCATATGAATTGAAAATTTTTTGACAAATTTATTGAAAATGTTATCATTAGACAACGAAACTATTAGAGAGGCTGTCAAAATGTGGTTATCAAATGAATTGAAAGCTTTAGAAATATATGGACATATTAGTAATTGGGATACTTCAAATGTTACTGATATGTCTCATATGTTCAGAAAAGCTTCCAATTTCAATCAAGATATCAGTAATTGGGATACTTCAAATGTTACTAATATGTCTTGTATGTTTAAAGGAGCTTCTAATTTTAACCAACCACTTAATAAATGGGATGTATCAAGTGTAACGAATACGATTAATATGTTTCAAGGAACTTATAAATTCAATCAACCACTTAATGAATGGGATGTATCAAGTGTAACTGATATGTCTACCATGTTTTGTAATTCTAATTTTAACCAACTACTTAATGAATGGGATGTATCAAGTGTAACTGATATGTCTACCATGTTTTGTAATTCTAATTTTAATCAACCACTTAATGAATGGGATATATCAAGTGTAACGGATATGAATAATATGTTTCGTAATGCACATGTTTTTAATCAACCACTTAATAATTGGAATACTTCAAATGTAACCAATATGTTTTGTATGTTTTATGAAGCACATGTTTTTAATCAACCACTTAATAATTGGGATGTATCAAATGTAACTGATATGTCTAATATGTTTCATTATGCATGTAAATTTAATCAACCACTTAATAATTGGGATGTATCAAATGTAACTGATATGTTTAGAATGTTTAAAAATAGTGGTTTATCTGATGAATTAAGAAAATTTAAATTGTTAACACCATTTGTATCAATAAGACATCCATATTATAATTATAAACGTAGAAATGCATATCTTATGGTATTACATAATGCAGGAAAATTACCAAATAATTTATATGTTGGAAACCCATCTAAATCTGATGTAATTTTTGATGTTGAAGATATATATAGACATATAGCTAAGTTCATATAAAAATAAATTGTAATATTATACTTTTAATTAAAAGTATATGTTTTATTATAAATATGTATCATACATTGAAAATGAGCCATTTTTGATTTAGAAATGTCACTAAAAATAGTAAAAAATTCACTTAAATTTTTGATAAAATGTCACTTTTTTGAAAAATATCATGTCTGTAGGCCCGAGACTCATTTCAAAAAAGTGCTTAAAAATACGTCTCTGAATAGTTACTTTATGAGGTTTTTTGATTTTTAGTTTTGTCTATTTTTAACCATAAAAAATTTTATTTTCCTATTCTATGATATTTTCAAAAATAAAAGTATATTTAATTAATTAAAATAAGAGAGTATCCGAATATTTGCTATATTGTATTTTTTGGATTTTCATCAAGAATATAAAAATTTTACATTGATTTTTTACAAAAATGTCACTTTTTCAAAATAAATCATGTCTACAGTCCCGAGAGTCATTTGAAAAAAGTGCTTAAAAATGACGTCTCCAATAACTATTCAGAACGTATTTTTGAAATGAATTTTATTGAAATGTAGACATAAATTTTTGATGAAAAATCAATTGAAAATAGAGTAATGTCATTATGAAGTTAATTTATTTTAAATAACGATAAAATGATAGGGAGCAATATTTTGTCCAGACAGCCCCTGAATAGGTACCAGGGGTGTAAATTGTAAGATGTAATATGAAAAAAGATGTAACACCCCTTATTTTGGATCATGTGGGACATATGAACATTAATTGTGATTTTTAGTGATTTTTTACATATTTTTGTATAAATGTATAATCATATATTGTAATATTGATAAAAATTTTCTTACTTTATACTTCAATAAAATAAGTAAAAAAAGAAAATAGTAATATCTATATTTATATCTATTTTAAAATATTTTAATTATATTTATTTATATGATATAATTCTTATTACATTGTTCATATCATTTTTAGTTATTTTATTAAAATTATAACATATTTTTTTGATAAGTTGTATATTATTTTAATGGGATTATAACACTATATCTAAATTTTACTTTATTCTATACGATAAATAAACATAAAAATAGAGTAAATTTTAAATAACGTATAAAATTGTTAATGTACTTTAAAAATAATATTCAATTGAATATTATCATAAATATATGTATTTTTATAACTTGTTAAATTTAACATAAAATTGTGTCAAAATGACATTTTGACATTTTGATATTTTCATATTAATATTTTTCCTATGTATTACACATTGTTATACAATTATTATTAATTTATATCATATGTCTTTTTAATCTCATTTAATTCATCACATCTGATATCTTTACATTTTACATATTCATATTTTTTATATTCTTTTAATTTAGATTTATCATCACCATAAAAAATTGTATTGATGATAATTTTAATATCTGTTCTTGTAAAATTATCAAATATTGGTGTAACATCTAGTATTATAATTTTTACATTTGATTTATTAAAAATTGAAAGATCTAATTCACCATTACCATAAGTACTTGTAAAATGTATAACTTTAAAATTTAACTTAGATAACATTAAAAGATTATCATCAATAATTTTCGTTGTATCCAAATATTCTTTTAATGAATATTGACCATTATAATTAGTTTCAATACCCTCAGAATAAACTGATATATAATCACCTTTATCTTTGATATATTCTTTAAAATCTTCATTCCAAATAATATTAGACATTTTTAATAAACTTTTATGAAAATATTCATTTTATAAATTGAAATATATCACTTGATTTAATGATAAAAATGTTAATTTCTTCAGACACTGTTTTTTCAGATAAAACTAATAATAATAATAATAAAAATGATATATGTTGTTTAGTGACATTTTTCTCGTTCTTTATGTTAACAGCTACATCGATACCATTTTTAATATATTTTTTAGATTACTATCCGTATACAACGTTAGAGTTAAAATCAGGTTATTGTAAAAATAATAAAATCACATCATTTATGGATAGTTCTTATATTTTCTACAATTCTGAAATTTATGATGAAATTAATGGTACATTCATAGGAAATTCAAATGGATGCACGGGAATATCAATAAACTCTTATAATTTACCAGCTTTAGGATTCAATTCTTTTGATAGACTACCATATGATTCAGTTGATGGAAATATTCCAACATGGTTATGTTCATTTGAAGATAAAACTTCAAAAGTTTGGGATATTTTAAATGATATTAGTTATGAAAATATCAACGAATATATTTTTAATGATGAATGGATTAAGTGTCAATATAGTTCACTTGATTATATAAAACAAAGTCCATGGAATATTGAATACGTTGCTAGATCTGGTAATTATGATTATATGTCTGTAATTAACATTTATAACAGTGAATATTACAATATTAAAGAAACGACTCATTGTGAAGCTGCATTTGTTTTTATGTTTGTTATACCACTATTATTTATTATTACAATATTATCATGTTTTTATTGTGGTAATATAAATGAAGATAATGAAAAAACTGAAAAGTTTGATGAATATTTTTAAAGAAATTTTAATGACTTCAATTAATGAAAGAATTATCCAAGAAGATGACGAAGAGATGACTCAATATAATGAGGAAAATCTTCAAAATTATGATGATGAAAATGATGAGAAGGTTAATAGTTGTTATGAAAAAATTAAAAAAAGATATGAATATAAATACACCAGTCGTTTAGGTGGTGACATATGTTGTAAGCGAATATCTTTTACTTTACTTTTATTAATTGTCAGTTCAATTCCACATTTAATATATTTCTTAGATTATTATCCATACACAAAGTTAGAGTTATCTACTGGTTATTGTACAAATAACAAAATTACACTTGTTAAAAATCGAGGTTACATTTTCTATGATTCAGACATTTATGATGAAATTAATGGAACATTTATAGGAAAATCAAATGGCTGTTCTGGAACAGAAAAAAATTCTTACAAATTATCTGTTGTTGATACTAATTCATTTCGTGAATACCCCTATGAATCACATATTGGAAATATTCCTACATGGTTATGTTCATTTGAAGATTCTTATTCACCACTATGGCTGTTTTTAGATACAATTGGTTTAACTTATGAAGATATCAATGAATATATTTTTGAAGATGATTGGGTTGAATGTCAATATAGTTCACTTGATTATGTCAAACAAAGTCCATGGAATGTTGATAGTGTTGCTAATTCTGGTAATTATGATTATATGTCTGTAATCAATATTTTTGACAGTAGTTATCAAAATGTTAAAGACACAACTCATTATAATGTATTGTTTGTTTTTATGATTTTAATACCATCATTATCATTGATAATTCTTTATAATGTTATTCCAAGAATTAAGTTGTAATAAATTTAAACTGTTTACATATATATTTTAATTAAAATATATTACAATAATTGAAAAAATAATAGGGATATAGTCAAAAATGAATAATTATTCATATATAAATGAATTTAAAGATAAAATGAACGATCTTATTGTTGATATTAATTCATCCCACGATGGATATTCTTTTCTACGTGTATTAGAAAAACAAGATATTATATTATTTTTAGTTGAACTAAATTATTTAGATGAGCTTACCAACATTTATGAAACAAAATCAATTAAATTAAGTACATTCCTTGTTATTATGAATTCTATAAAATTATCTAGAGATTATGTTATTTATAGAAGAGCATATGAAGGAGAAAGTAAAGGTAGTACAAAAATAAATAAACAATTGACAAATTTTTTAGTACCCTTATTTTACTTTTGTAAACATAAAGAAAAACATAATTTAAATATTATGAATTATTTCCGTGGAATTATATCAAATACACCTAAAAATCATATTTTAATAGATGTAAATCATATGAAAAAAGTTAATTTTAAAGATATGAATTATAGATTATCATCTTGGAATAACAAAAAGTATTCATTGTCAATTAAACAAATATTTTGATATGTTATAAATACAAAATAAACCATATATATTTTAATTAAAATATATTACAATAAGTTTTTAAACTTCATTGAATTGAATCATTTTTTCTATTAATTTATTAGTTGTATACTGTATTTTAGGAATTTTTTCACATTCAATATTTTCTCTTTTATATTTTCTACAGGTACGATAATTATTAAAAATGTGAACACTAAGTGAAATACATGTTAATGGTAAACATATTAATCCAAAAATACTTCCAAAAATTGAACTAAAAACTGAAGTAAAAATAAGAGAAAAATATCTTAACATTTCTATATAAATAGAATTTGTTATTATCTCTATTTCAGGGTTTGAAACACTTATATTTTGTAATGAAATAATATCAGTAATATCAGTAATTCTTAAACTACAACTATAACATTTATTTTGATAATATTTCATTTGAAATAGACAATCTATACATATTTTATGACCACATTTTAAATTTGCGTATCCAACATATACAAATTGGTTCTAATATTTTTTAACATTATTAGAATTTTTAATTAAATTCCACAGTTTCAAATTATCACCCGTAAATATAACACATGATAATCCAAATGAATATTTTTCAAATTTAAGTGTACATATTAAAGGTACTTTATTTTTATAATACCAAGATTTATTTTTAATAATTGATGGAACGTTTAAAGTATTTGATCTAATTATTTCATAATTACATACTTTAGGTATTATATTAACAATTATATTTCTTATTTCATTACATGATGCTTCATAAATAGAATGAATGTACTATAAACGTACAATTTCATAATCATATGGTATATTAAGAGACTTTTTACATTTATTTGTTAGTTTATTAACTTTGATCATTAAAATTTTAATGATGATATTATGTTATATATTCATTTTTGATAACTTATGATGTACTAATAATGTAAAAATTTATTTTTTATCCAGTTATATAACATTTTTAAAAATAAAAGTATAGTTAAATTATAAAAATAAGAGAGTATCCGAATATTTGCTATATTTTAATTTTAGTGACATTAATAAAATCACAAAAAAATCAATGTGAAAAATGGTAAAAATGTCACTTTTTTGAAAAATATCATGCCTATATCTTCGAGGGTCATTTGAAAAAAGTGCTTAAAAATAGTGTTCTGAATAGTTATTCAGAACGTATTTTTGAAACGATTTTTGATCATTTTCAACATTTATATTTTAAGAATTTAACTAAACTCATCAATATATACATATAAAAATGAAAAAATAACACAAAAAAATAAAAAAATGTCTACTTTAACGACAAGTGAACAAATAAATAAACAATGTGAACAAATTATGAAAATAAGTGAACAAACAGATAAACAATGTGAACAAATAATTGATTCATGTAAACAAATTATGAAAATAAGTGAACAAACAGATAAACAATGTGAACAAACAGATAAACAATGTGAACAAATAATTGATTCATGTAAACAAATAAATAATAAAATTAATCGTAATTTAAAATGTTACACAAAAATTTATTTAATTTGTATGTTTATGATTTCATTTGGTCTCTTATCCATTTATATTATATCATTCTTTATACGTTATTATCCATATTTAGGAATAGAATTAAATGATGGTTATTGTAATAATAGTAATGTTACATTATTTCGAACTAAAGGTTATATTTTTTATGAAACTAAAATTTATGATGAAATTAATGGTACATTTATTGGAAATTCAAGTGGATGTATTGGAACTTATAAAAATTCATACAAATTATCACCCACTAATACTAATTCATTTGATTCCCGACCATATAATTCAGATTCTGGTAATCTTCCAACATGGTTATGTTCATTTGAAGATGATAATTCACAATTATGGGAAATTTTTGAAACAGAAAATCTAACTAATCAAGATATTAATGAATATATTTTTGGTGATAATTGGAATGAATGTAAATATAGTTCACTTCATTCTATTAAACACAATAAATGGCACAATTTAAAATTAAGTAATTATGATTATATTTCATCCATAAATATTTTTGGTGGTGGTTATAAAAGTATAAAATATTCAAAACACTATAAAAAAATGATTACTATTATATGTATTTCATCATTACCATTATTTTTTGTGTTATTTTCGTTTATGTTTATTAGATGATATTAATCATAAAATCAGGTCATAATATAAATATGAAAATAATATGATAGTAACTAAAAATATACTTAATAAATAACCATCTGATAAATCTTGATTCATTGTACTAACATATACAGATGTTGTCATTAAAAATAATAAAATGTAATAAATACCATACATATGGTATTTTGTATGTAGACTGTAGAAAAATACAATTTCTATGAATATAATCAATAAAAATACTAGCTATGTTTTCATTTATTTTCATGTTGTTAATATATTAATTAAATCATATTAACAACATTTAAAAATTAAATATATTAAGTTTATGTACGTTATTTAACATAGATACATCAGTAATTAATTTACATTGAAATAAACTTAAACTATGTACATTACCTAATGCAGATACATCAGTAATTGGACAATTAGATATATAAAGACTATGTACATTACCTAAAGCAGATACATCAGTAATTGGACAATTAGATATACCAAGGTCATATACTTTACCTAACGCAGATACATCAGTAATTGAACAATTATTTATAGTAAGTTTATGTACTTTACCTAATGTAGATACATCAGTAATTGAACAATTAGATATACTAAGTTTATGTACATTACCTAACGCAGATACATCAGTAATTGGACAATTAGATATATCAAGAGTATGTACTTTACCTAACGCAGATACATCAGTAATTGGACAATTATTTATAGTAAGAGTGTTTACTTTACCTAACGCAGATACATCAGTAATTGGACAATTATTTATAGTAAGAGTGTTTACTTTACCTAACGCAGATACATCAGTAATTTGACAATTAGATATTTTAAGTGTATTTACTTTACCTAACGCAGATACATCAGAAATTGAACAATCAGATATACTAAGTGTATGTACTTTATCTAACATAGATACATCAGTAATTTTTGGACAAATATGTATAGTAAGTTTATGTACATTACCTAACGCAGATACATCAGTAATTGGACAATTAGATATATCAAGAGTATGTACTTTACCTAACGCAGATACATCAGTAATTTTTAAACAACTAATTAAAATAAGGGTATGTACATTACCTAATGTAGATACATCAGTAATATTTTTACAATTAAGTAAATTTAACTCATATATATCATATAACATTGATACATCATTAATTTGATCACAATAAGATAAATTAAGTGATATTTTTTTCCTATTATTATTGACACTATTTAAAACTTTATTTCTAAATTCTTCAGATAAATAAAATTTTAATGAATATTCTTTATTTAAATGTAAATGTTTGTATGAAATAGTTTCATTGTAAAAAGTCTTATTTAATACACCCAAATTCTTATTTGCAAAATAACTTATTTCACTAATAATATTTTCGTTGATTTCATTCTTATTAAAATGATTATTTTTATATGTTTTAAGAACTCTAATTGTATCATTTGAACCATTTTCAATACATATTTCTAATAGACCTTCGGTTGAGTAACCATGTTTAATAAAATATTTAACAATACTACTTATATCATGTTTACATGCATATTCAATTGCATTTTTATTAGATAAAAGTGATAGAAGATTCTTTTTAAATGAATCATTGGAATTTAATGTAGTTTCTTCTAACAATTTAAAGTTTTTTGAAACATAATCTAAATATTCCGATCTAAAATTTTTATTGTTGTATTTGACGATTCGGTTGGTTTCTAAAATAAATTCGTTTAGATCTTTAATAATAGGCATTTTTATTGTAAAATAATATTATTTTAAATTTTTAATAATTTATATTCAATTTATTCACATATTTATAATGTAATCTAATTAATTGATAATATATTTACAAAAATAATATTATAACAAGAGTAATTATATGGTGTGGTAAAGAAAAGTTGTTATATATAAAAAGATGTAATTCAATGAAAAAGATGAAAATTTCAAAAACTTGAAACAATAAAATAAGTTGAAATTTTAGATAAGATGAAATTTAAATTGAATAAGTTGTTTTACTCAGTAAGTTGTAAAAATAAATAAGATGTAAACACATATAAAAGATGTAACTCTATAAAATTATAATCATACCTATATTAACAACACTTAAAAAATTTCATCATAAAAATCCTATTTTAAGGTCATTTTTTAAGATTAATTGATTTCATTTCAAAAGTCTCAAAAACGATGTAATAATACAATCTTTACCATGATACAATTAACTAACTATACTTAAACACAATTCTTTTTTATTATTTTTCATATAATAGTAGATATTTCCTTATTTTTCTTAAATTTCTAATAAAAATAATATACAACACTAGAGATTTATGAAAATAATATTTTCCAATATGTATAACATTCCCTCGAACATATGAAATTTAAACAAAATTTTCCATTTCTTGAATCCAAAAACAAGAGTGTAAAATAGGTATTTTCCAATCTTTTTTCGAAATTTACATCCTGTTTTTGATTGTTGCATCTTGTTATATTATGTTACAACTTTTTATTTGGTTCTTACAACCTTTTATAATTTACATTCCTATCTTAACATCCTATTTTATCGTTGCAACTTTTTATTAGATTGATTTCCAACTTTTTCTCATATTTCAACTTTTTCTTGGACACATCTTTTTATAATTTTACAACTTTTTATCAAAACAACTTTTTGTGGAATTGCAACATTTTCTATTAATTCCATCTTTTTTATAAAATCATGATAAAAATATTAGATGTACAAAGTAATAATTTCACATAAAATTTAAAGATATATAAAAATATAAATATAAATATAAATGAATCAGATGACAGCAATGAAAATATTTCTACCAAAAACATAACTAATGAATATAAAGTTTATATAACGTTCATATATTAATAAAAAATTTATTTAAATAAATTTTATCGTTATAAAAATGGACGATCTTCGTATTGAAAAGGAATTAAATAAAGAATATACCATGAATGATATTGAAATATATGGATGTCAACAAATTATTATAACTGCATTTTAATATTCATTATATGATACAATATATAACATATTATCTAATGATTTTTATTTAAATGCGTTTTATAAATTTAATTATGAACAATTAAAGAACCTCATTGAATATGTCAAATGTAAAAATTATCTTCCACTTGCATCATATAGAGATTGGAATAACCCACAATATTTTTCTGTTTTTGATGCATTATGTGATCATGTTGAAAGTATGATATATACATTACCAGAATCAAAACGTGATGAATATTGGTCACTATTAGACGCAAGAGAACTTTCTAATGGACAATCTGATGAAGATTCTTAATAAATTAACAAAAATACTTAAATATATAATTATATATTTATTGAACATTGTCAAGTAAAATTAAAAACTTTAAGTAATAAATTATTACATTAATTATAAACAACATCTCCAACATCTCCAATATTAAAATAAATATAATACAACAAGTTATCACAATTGAAAAATATCCATGAAAAAATATAAATTATAAAATGTCAAAATTAACAATTCAAGATGTAATTTTAAACATATATGATGCTTATCAACAAAATATATTTTTAACAGATGAAGTAATTGATTTTTTACATAATGATAAAGTTATTTACGAAAATATAAATCAATTAATATGTGATACTATATCAAAATTTAATAATATTTCACATGATATACTTAAAGAATCACCAAGTGTAGATGAAATGGAATATATGGTTGTTTATTTAATGTTAACAAAATACAAAATAATTCACATAGAGTTAATACAATATTTTGAACGAAATGGTATAATTCATGAAGCACTTAATTTTTTAACGTGGAACGAAATGCATATTTCAAAAGATATCTCTAAATTATTAGTTCTTAAATATATAGATACAGATAATATATACGATATAGATTCTATGATTAAAAATAGTTGTGTAAAATTTTATGATTTTTACGGTGATGATTATGATATAAATGAAGAATTAATAATAGAAAAATATTATCCTGAAAATTTTATATCTATGTGTTTTCATCATGAGAAATCCGATTTATTAATGTATAATCACAGTAATTTAATGTGTAAAATGGAAAGTGCTCAAAATTATTTATTAAAGGCTTTATGTTATCAAAATGAAAAAGATATTGAAGAATTAAGTGATTATTATATAAAACTTAACAGTAATTATAAACACTGTTGTCCATTTGAAGAACATATGGGTGAAATAAAATTTCCAATTTGCTTACATGATCATGCACGTAATTGTGAATGGTGTAAAGTTACTCAATTTTAAATTTCATATCATACAACATATTATCAATTGATAATATAATGAGGATTATAATCTTAATGTAATTACACATATTTTATTTTAATAATTTTATTTTTTAATTAATAAAATGTCAAAGCAATTATATGGTATTAATAGTTCATCAAATACAAATTTAAGTTTAAGTGAAGTTGCTTGGAATTTAACATCTGGTACAGTTGTATCAACTACACGTTCTACAGAAACCTCTACAATTACTATTGATACTGGTAGTAGTGTAGATGATACATATAATAATTTAATTATAGAAATTAATAATGGTACTGGGTTAAATCATTATTATTTAATTACTGATTATGTTGGATCAACTAAAACGTGTACTATAAGTAAATATGTTGATATTTTACCTGATACAACAAGTACATATATTATACATAAATATTCAGGTTTATGTGGTGAACAAACTCAAAGTAATCAATTTAAATCAGTAACAGTTTCTGATGGATTACCTGAATTCGATAGATTTTTCACCAATTGTTTTATTAAAACAATTGATGAAACAGTACAAGTTAGACGTATTTTAAGTTATTCATCTTCTACAAATGTCGTTAGTTTAGATTCACAACTTGGTGAATCTGTATATAATACAACACTCTTTATAATTATAGGTGAATCAGGTCAAAGTAGACTATCTGATTCTAATGGATCAACAACATTATATTTAGAGGAGGCACATGGACATAATAGTACTGATACAGATTATTATGTTGGGTTTTATGTTGAAATTTATTCAGGAACTGGTTCTGGTCAAACACGTAAAATATCAGCATATGATGAAACAACTTTAATATGTACTTTAGATACAGCATGGGAAACAGAGCTTGATGCTGATTCAAATTATAATATTTATTCTGGTTGGGGTGCACAAACTTTTGATGAAGTTTTAAACTATTCACAATCAACAGTAGCTGTTGTTAGTGGTTCTGGTGAAAAAAATATTATTTATCAACAACTTGGTCTTACAAATGACAATTTAAATAATCGTGGTAAATATTCTGAAAATAGTTCATTAACACCGAGTTCTGTTCATACATTAGTAGTTGTAAGTAATTATTATAAAATTAAAATTGTTTCGTTTGGAACTACATTAAATGGTAGTGTATCTACAATTTTTCATAATGCTAAAAATAAAGCACTGACAAGTTTCATAGATGAACAAATAAATAAAAATAATGATTGTGAACTTACAAGAGCAATAATAACTGGAAAAACAGAATCTGGTAAATTTAAAAATGCACTCATAAACAATAAAGGTTCATTAATGATAGATGTTGCAAAACCATTATCATCATTTGGTGAAGTTTTAGCTGCAATTTTAGAGCCTATTGTACAAATAAATTTTTCATACTTTAAAAATCCAAATATTGTTGTTGAACATTTAAATTATTCAACTGTTGTAAAAACAATAACACCTGGTTCTGTAGGTGTTGCAAATGTTCAAACAATATATGTACCATCTGGTCAAGCATTTAATACAACAGGTAGTTCAAATTATTTTTATATTTTTAGTACAACAACAACATATTATGTGTGGTTTAATGTAACTGATGCGTCAACATCTGATCCATCTGTTACTGGTACTGGTATACAAATTGATATTTTATCAACAGATTTATCATATGAAGTCTCAGCAAAATTAATAACAATTTTAACTGCTGATGCAGCATTTACAGCTGAAATATCTGATGATACATATGTAGATAACAATAATATTGTAAAAATTACAAACGTAGTTACAGGTGCTGTAACAACTATATTAAGAGGAACTATGCCAGTTGATCACGTTAGTTCAATTGGATATAACAAAGAAGAATCATCTTTAACTGTTACAAATGAGGGTGGTATAGGTTCATATTCTACTATTTTATCAAAAAGAGAACATAAATTTAGACCAGGTCAAGGTGGCCTCGCAAGATTTACTTGTATTTTTGATGAAGGATCTATAGGTGTTCAACAAATTGCTGGTGTTGGAAATCTTGTAAGTGGATTTTTCTTTGGTGTTAATCCTTCAAATGGATTGTTTTCAATTTTACATAGAAAATCTGGTATTCCATCTGTACACTCATTACAAATTACATCAGCATCAACTGGAACACAAACTTTAACAATAAGACTTGATGGTGTTGATTTTCAAGTTCCAATAGTATCTGGTACCGTTGAAGAAGTTGCATATCAAATTTGTAATACAGATGATATATATAAACTTGGAGTTTGGCATTTAGAACAAGTTGGTGATACTGTATTAATTTTATCAGATGTACCAAATGGTCCAAGAACTGGAGTATATTCATTAACATCAGATGATGATGTAACTGGATCATTTACTGTTATATCTACTGGTACAGCTGTAAATGAATCATGGACTGATATACATAATTGGAATATTAATAAATTAAACGGTTATGAATCAAATAATATGCATTTAAATTATACAAAGGGTAATGTATATGAAATTCAATATCAAGCTGGTTATGGAGCTGTTATTTTCTCAATTGAAGAACATGATCATGGTAAATTTATACCAGTTCACGAAATTAAATATTCAAATACAAATATTGCACCTAATATATCACAATCTAATATGCATTTAATTTGGAGTGTTGATTCAACAACTAGTACGGATATGAAAACACTTAAAGTTAGTTCTGGTAGTATTTTTAATGAAGGACCTATAAGAGATTTTGATAATTTATTTAGTGATGCTCGTTCTTTAGAAGTGACAACAACTGAAGAACGTCATATTGTTACATATAAAAATTTAGAAGTATTTAAGGGTAAGAAAAATCAATCAGTAATGAAACCATTTGTTATTAATTTTTCTAATGACAGTGGTAAAACTTCTATTATAAGAGTATATTTAAATAGTACACTTACAGACTATAATTATCAATATATAAATGAAGAATTATCGACTATTAAATATGATGTAAATTCAACAATAACAGGTGGTATATTAATTTTTTCAATGTCTGTATCAGGTGGTTCATCACAACCATTAGATAACAATCTTTTAGAAAATTTATCATTGAGACCATATGATTCATTTTCATTTACTGTACAAAGTAATACAAATGATATTGATATTACAAGTGTTTTAACATGGCATGAGGATCAATAAAAATATAAATAAATTTATTTATATTAAAATGAACAAACGTGGAAGAGAAGATTATTCTAATGATGAAGAAAATTTAACAAAGAAAATTAGTTCTAATGTATATGACGATAAAACTATAGTTCCCAATATTATGGAAATGACATCAGAAGATCGGTCAAATGCCATTGAACAAAATCCAATTTTAGCATTTGGTTATCCTTCAGAATATAGCAGAATATACAATAATGAAAAATCTAGACGTCATTATGTAGGGTTTGAAAATCTAAAAAATGTATCAAATGAGAAGATATTTGTTCCTGGCCCTGATCAACGCGGTTCTACTGTCATTAAACAACATAGAAATGTTAACTGTTTCAAATCAAGATTTGATCAGGAAGATAATACTGATTATATTAATTTTGGTAATAAAACAAGGGAATTATTAATGAAATATAACATCAAATATTTTAACATTGAAGAAGAATATGAAGAAGAGTATGGTTGCGAAGATGGTTATAATTTTGGTGATTACGATAAACTTAAAAAAACGTATCCAAGTAAACAAAAAATTATTATGTTAATATTAAGAGAAGTCTTCAATGAATATAAAGATTATATTTGTGTTGCTGGTGGATTTTCACTTAGTAATTACATTAAAGATAATTATGAATATGATATTGATTTTTCTGATGTTGATTTATTTATACATTCATGTAACCAAGAAACCGCAAATGTAATTGTAGAGAAATTAAGAATATTATGTGGCCCTGATATTTATGAAAATGAAAATGTTATAATGGGTGATAGTCCTGGACATTATAATTATTTTGATAATTCTTATGATGGTGCAAATAAAGCAGTTAAAGTAACTATTCAAATTATTAAACGTCTATATTCATGCCCCCAGGAAATTATTGCTGGATTTGACATCGATTGTTGTTGTATTTTAACTACATTAGATAATCAAACATTTGTTACTGAACGTGGTTATAATGCTATTAAAAATGGTTATAACGTTATTAATTTTGAGAAGTTATCCCCAAGTTATGAATATAGATTATGTAAATATAATAGGAGAGGATTTGGTATGTGGTTACCGTTCATGGAGCACTTTAAGAAAAATTCATTTTTCGATATTAATGTTATGGATAAATCAAGAGGATCAACAATTATAATGAGACAATTAATGAAAGTTAAAAATTACCAAAATTTCTTCAGTTCACATAAAATAAATGTTGATTATATATCAGATTATACTAGTGATAATAATTCCATTGTAACATTTCCAATTACATTTAAAACTTTAAATCCAGGTGAACAAAGAATTAATACATTCCATAGAATATTTTTAGAAGATCCTAAAGAATGGTATCCATCTTATCCGGAAAATGGTGTTGATTATATTAAATTTGATCAATACGATGATGAAATTATTGATTTAGATGAAAATATTAATTTCCATTATACCGTCGCTAAGAATGTTAAACGTATTAGAAAATTAAACACTGAAAGTGATAGAGTAAAACGTATAAGTCGTGATATGATTGATTATATTCAAAATCTTGCACCAAATTCTATAATTTGTGGAGATTTAGCAAAAAGAGCTTTAACTGGTATATATGATTATAAATTAAGTGTAGATATTTGGTCTCCTAGTGTAATAAGTGAAATTGACAATATTAAATTTAGATATAATATAACAAAATATAGATGTTTAACTTATTTTAAAACATATTTAATTGAATTACATCCTGAAATAACAATTGATAATATTTTTGATTTAGGTACAGTTGTTTATTGTAGAGATATAAATGATGCACTTAATGTAACTGAAGAAGAAAATTTAAGAAATTTCACACAATGTACTGATAGATATGCGTATTATTTTAATGGTAATTCTGAATATACTTATTATAATAATGATATTAAACCCGTTTTAATTTTAGATGACAAATTGACTTCTATTTTATTAGAAGATAAACGTGTAAAACGTAAAATAAAATTACAAAAATATATAGATAACAATACTTTACATTATGATAATGATGTAAAAAGATATGTAATGAATATATTAAATCTTAAAAATTATCATTACACTGTGTATGAGAGTAATCGTGAGAAAGTAAAAAATTATTTACAATATCAAATAAATGTTGATCATGTCCTCGAAGAAATAAAAAAATTTCCAAGTTATTATTTAGACAATGAACGTATGTATATTGATATTAATCTACAGGATGGCTCAAAGACTATTGAACAATTTATATTTGATTCTGATAAAAATATTGATGGTGTAATGTATGCATATGGTAAATTTATTGGTCAAAAGAATAATTATCATAAAGCAATTATTGGTATTGATAATGAAGGAACTGAGGTATTACCATACCCTATTTATGAGAATTATATCCCAGTTTAAAAAGATTTGAATATCATATAAATTTATATGATGATACTTAGATGGATAGAATTAAACACAATTAGAAAAAAAAATTCTTAGTACAATCCATTGAAACACAATCACAACAATCATATGTACAGCAACAACAACAATGATTTGGATCATAAGCTCCAATTTTAAGTTCTTTATTTATTTCATTTCTTTCATTGATATAATTAAAATGTGTTATACAGTCGGTTATTTTTTCGTAAATTATGTAGGGTATCGAGCAAATAAATAAAATACAAAGTGGTAAAATAATAAATGTATCAATTGTAATCATCACATAAATCATGATGCAATATAAAGCATTTTCATGAGGAATTATTTTCAAATTATTTTTAGATAAAGTAATAATACAAAGTAATAATAAAACAAAAAATCCAATAATTAAAAAAATTAGTAATGATATTTTCATAAACTCATTTAAATTTTTACAATGAAAATTTTTAATTGTATAATAATAAGAAAATGTAAAAATTATAGGAATTATAGTTCCAAATATATATATGTTTATTTTATACTCCTTTAAACTTATATTATCAACATTATGATCTTTAAAATCATCTATAGATTTAATATTAAAATATGTTAACGTACTTAGTAAAAAGATCAATGTGAATAGAATAATTGAGTTTCTTATTTTTGAACAGTTATTTTTATTTACAATAATATCGGGATTAGTTAAACTTTGTAATTCAATATCTGGTGAAGACATTTTATTTGCATTTGGACAATCTTCCATTTTTACATAATTTTGTGATTTAATATCTGGAGAAGACATTTTATTTGAATTTTGGTGTTATTTTTCATTATTTTAATAAATGAAAAATATAATTAAAATATAATTAAAAATGGGTTGCGATTTTTACGAACAAGAAGTTATACGTGTTGAATATTTAAAAAATAATAAAAAATTATCAGATACATTTGAATATGGTGATTGTAAAGCATATTATGTAGGTATTGATTACGATTTGGAATATGATGAATACTTTAATAATGGTCAAAAAACTATAAAATATAAACACACATCAGATATACCATCCGATCTTATGAAAGAAATTAAAGAAGAATTATCTGATGAGGGTAAAATAAAAATACTTTTGGTTAAACATTATTTTAAAAGATATATACGTACTTAAAAAATTTATTTAATTAATGTAAAAAGAATGTCAGAATCGGAATTAAAAATTGCAATTTCAATATGGTCAAGTTCACATTATAGTTCAATAAACAAATATTTAGCTGGTAAACATTATACACTAAATAATAAAAACAATGATTATATTGAATATTGTAGTGTGAAATATACAATACCACAAATAATTACATTATTAAATTTATCTATGATTCCATATGGTGATTATTACAACAATAAATTTAAATTGTTAAATCCAAATATAACATTTTATAGGGTGAAGAAAATTCACAATTTTCGAAAACATCATTTATATCCGTAACAAGTGATGCTGAAACGGCATCTACATTTTGTGAAAGTAAATGTATATTTAAAATTTCAATAGATAATAATGTATTGTGTTTAAATACTGGTATTGAGAATGAATTACTTTTGGAACAAAATTGTTTCTGGGATGTCAAATATAAAACAACTGAAATTATAGATTCTATTGAATATGAAATTATACTTGTTAATATATCAAAATATAATCCAAATTATAAATATTATGGTGATATATTAATTGATAACATGAAAAAAGAAGATGATATTGAATTGTTATACGAAGAAATAAATGATAACATAGAATTATTTAATATAAATGAAGATGAAAATTATACAATTGATAATTTTTATGACGAGCTTATATTATTCGATTTTAAATTTGATAAAAATAATTTAAATTTTCTATTTGACTATTTCAAAAGTGAAAATATATAATATTAAAAATATCAAAACAATGTCAATTATAAAATTTAAAGTTGTAAATAATTATAGTGATGATACATTTCAACATCAAATAATTTCTGATTACGATACATTTGATGAAGCAAAGCAATGTTTTTTATCCAAATATAATAGTTACCATGAATCTTCTACATTTGAAGATAATTATAAAAAACGTATTATTAGTGATAAAGAAGAAAATAAAAAAGAATACGATGAATATAAACTTTATAGCGAAGAATATGAAAATGATGAAATGAAAGAAGAAAACGACGAATTTCACTATGATATATGTGATTATAAAATTCCATACATGTTACAATATTATCGATTTAAATATGGAAAATTAAATAATTGTACCTATATTGAAACTTTATCTGATTGTAAAATTAAAGAATATAATAACATAGAAATATCAGAGTTTATTTTTGAAATAGAAAATAAATATATTGGTAATAGTGACGATAATCACTATAGATATCATGGTTTTAAAATTATTGTTTGTATAAAATGAAAAATAATGGTATGAAATAGAAAAAATGTCTCTTGAACTTTTAAAAAATCTCAGTCGTATCCCAGAAACTAAGTTTTTGATAAAAAATACAATTTTCGTTGATAAAATATGTAGTGTAATTAAAGATTTATATACACCTGGTCTTATAAGTATTGACGAAATTAAACAAATAATTGAATATATAATCAAGGGTTATTTAATTTACCTTGATTTAAGGAAATTTATCAAAATAGAAGTTAAAAATATTCTTTATGCATTTTCACAGGTTAAAATATATACATATGAAAATTTTAAAGATTCTATTTTAAATTATCTATTCAATGATATCTTTAATCTTTCAAATAATAACGAGAGAAAATATGAAAAAGATGATTATAGTGTTACTGTAACTGGTGAAAAAATAAATATATTTCATACAACAAATATTTCTAATTTTATTGATGTGAATCAAATGTTTTGTGATCCATTTTATTCTGAAATGTACAATCATGTAATTTTAAAATATAAAACTGTTTATGATCATACAACTAGATATTTGAAAGACTTACATCAAGTAAGTAAATATTCTAGTAATATGATTTCTATTAACTGGTGTAAAGAAAATTCACATAGTGGTGTAAAACATAGTGAACGTATGTTTTTATTAATTGATGAATTGGATAGATTGAACCAATTGGATCACTTAGATAGATTTAATATTAAAACTGATCATTATTTTACTATAGATGATGATGTGAATATATTTGAAAATATAAAAGATATGTATACATATGGTGAAATGACGTATGATAACATTTTTTGTATCATTGAATATATGGTAAGGGAATACTTAAAGTATATCAATTTGGAAGAATTTACAGACTTACCAATTCATGAAATTATTGAAGTATTCTCAAATAAATATGTTCGTATATTTAAAAAACTTAAATATCATACATATAAAAGTACAAATTTAATGAGTATAATTGAATATATTTTTAGTTTTTATTCAATTGGTTCTACAGATGGTGGGTTTTACGAATGTTATAATGAAGGTGGTATTTTTATGAAAAATGTGAGAAATGTATATTCAATGGATAATTTTATTGATAATTATTATAAATTTACAAGTGATGTTGATAAATTTTTGTTGTTTAAAGACAATAAATTAATGTCAATAGTTTTAAATTCTAAAACTAAAGAAAGTCGTTCAACAATGTTTAAACATAATGGTATACATGAAATGGAACGAGATACCATATGTAAACCAAATACTAATTTAGATGATTTTATGAGAGCAACTGATATTTCAAATAGTTCTAATGAATCAAAAATATTTAAACTTTATAAAAAACAAATTGATGAAATGGGTAAAATGGGTAAATATGAAATAATCAAAAATGAAAATAATCAAAAATGAAAATAATCAATGACATTTTAACTAAAATGTCAAAAAGTAAAATATTGACTGTGGACAACAAACTTACTATAATTCATAATAATTGTAGTGAACAAAGAAAAATAATTCATCAATATTTAGATCTGAAGCTTGGTAATACAAGTCTTAGAATTAAATCATTAGATCCAACTGGTGGTTCAAATTCTAAATGTACATTAATAAAATGTCCACACTGTAATAAATTTACGAATGATAATCATGGAATTTATTATAATAATGATGATCATGATTATTATAATATTACATGTAAAAAATGTAATAATGAATTTATACATGAACCATCACATTCATACTATGAAGAAAAACATATTTATAGAAATAATGTAATTGTATTAGGTGATTATATGAAACATTACAGTAGACCCAATCATGGTAGATTATGTAAAATATCAGATATTGAATTTTATTATGCATTAGAAGACTCTACTATGTATTATGTACCGGAACCAAAAATAAGATTGAATAAACGTGAAATAGAAATGTATATAAATAAATGTGAATTGACAAAAATGATTATCAATAAAATGCAATAAAAATTATAATAAACGGTATATCTCAAGTAAGAAAATGATTAAAATTGAATATTTAATAATAAATGTTATTAAAATGTCAGAATTAAATGAATATATAAATATTTACCAGAAATTATATGAAGAATTTGAACTTAATAAAAAAATTAATGATATACATTTAATATCATTCAACGATATTATGAAATATGCATGTAAGAATGGTAATCTTGAATTAGTTAAATATTTACATACTATACAAAATGAAGGAAATAAAGAATATTTATATGCATCAAATAATTTTGGTCATCTTCATTTAATTAAATATTTCACTGAATTTGAAGATTTTAATGATAAAACTATCGATCAATGTTTTAATTTTGCATCTTATTATGGTAATGTTGATATATTAAAATATTTACATACAATACGTAATGATGAAGAATCAAATATAGAGGCTTATAAGACTGCTACTAAAAATAAAAAATTAAATTCTTTGATATATTTAAATGGACATATTAATGATAGAGAAGTTATAGGTAAAGCATTTATTAATTCAGCAGGATTAAATGATGTTAAAACTGTTAAACATTTCTATTCATTTATGACACAGCACTATAAACTTAAAGCACTTAAAGAAGCTTCATTTCCAGATTATTATTATGATGTTTTAGATTTTCTCATGGAACAAGTAACTATGAACTAAATATTTAAAAATGAATTTCTACTTATTTTTATTGATAAAAATGAACATTAATATCACTACTTTCACCAATTTCTGATATGTTATCCACTAAAAATTTAGCTAAGTGGGAAAGAACATATGTAGAATCTATGGTAATTTTATTAAAACGCACTAATTATAATAAGTGTAAAATTACCATTCAATATTTAACATTATATATTATGATGCAAGAATTCATGAGTTATTAAAAAGTAACTTTTACAAATCTTTATTAAAGGTAATTTGTGTATATTTTGAAATAGAAGATGATATTAAAACTAATTTAAGTATGTTTTTAACAAATAAAACATTATCACCTGTACATGCATTAGAATTTGCAATTGGTATTGAAATTGCACAATTAGATGAAGAAAATAAACAAGATGAAATAATTTTTATATGATATATAGCAATTGCTATATATTTATTCGATATCAGTTTCAAAATTATAACCATCATATTCATTAAATCTATCTTTCCACTTTAAATATTCTTCTTTCCAAATTTCTTCACCAGATAAATCCCAAGGTATAAATACATACTCAAATTCATTTTCACAATCATCAAAACCAACCTGTGAAGTACAAGGACTATACCATAAATAAAATTTATCCTTTGTTTTTGATACTATTTGATTACTATCATTAACCATTAAATGATCAACATCACAACTATTTGTTTCTTGATATAAATTAAAACCATATAAATCACAAGTTGAAATAGAATCCACATAAAATGAAGTTAACATTTTTTTCCATTCTACTTTCTCTAAACATTTAACCACATTTAATGGATCAATATTTGTTGGGTCAACATTTAAATATTCATAAAAATTATAATCACATTTAAAGTTTTTCTTTTCATCATCATTCAATACATATTTAGAATCTTCTACACTTTCATCATTTGTAAAAATAAACTTTGGTTCATTTACATTTGAATCAAAACAATCTGAATATTTAATTTTAGGTTCATTTACATCATCAGAAATATATGATGTAAATAAACAATTTTCACATTGTTTAATTAATCTTAATCGTTTATATTCTGGATTAATATTTATATCAAAAAATTGTTTGTAGTGTGATGTACCAATTATGATCATTTTATCACCAATAACCTTAATAACATTAAACCAACAATCTGATGAATTTGTTATATCACCATCAATATCTTCATCAGACCACACTTTACTTCCAAACTGAATGTAAACACCATCTTCACGTAGAAAATTATTGCTGGACATTTTTATTATTTTTCAACAAAAATATTCATTTTTATATATTTATAGATATAGGTATTTAGAGATGATCATTATATTTAAAAGAAAAGGTCTTTTTTTTTGTTTTCGTGTATTTTTATGTGAATATCGTTCATACTTTGTACTTGTACCAAATTTTCTTTTTGTACATTCTTTTTCAGGCCAATACATAAATTCGTCATCATTCGATATTTCAGATGTATCTCTATTAAACTTACAAATTTTAGAATTTGTGTCATATACATATAAGTTTTCGACACAATCTAAATAATAATATTCCTTGTGAATTTTAAAATCATGTTCTAATAACCAATCAAGAAACTTAATACAGTTAAATTCTATTGATGGTAAATTATCAATAGCATCTAATATTACAGTTAATATTGATCGATTATGTTTATCAAAAATTACACACCAAAATTCTAAAGGTATAAGTGACAAATAAAATTTTAAACAGCTATATACGACCTTTTTCTTGTATATTTTTTTGTAACTATTTTTAACTCTAGTAAGTTCCCAATTATCTTCATATGTTATTTTATCCTGATATTTTGTTCGTTTGTCTGTTTGACAAATAAATATCAAAGGAAAAATTGAATCTATACAAACTTTGAGTTTTAAATTTTCTTTATCGTGTATCTTAAAATTATTTTCATACCATTGTAAATTATTATATAGTCTATTAATAGTCAATTGTTTTATGTCACTACAGTAAAATTTCATACCAGAATTTGTTAACCTATTAAGAGAGTTATAATTTAGATGTAAATTATTTCGATATAAAAATTTCAAAACTTTCTCAAATGTTATCTTTTCATTCAAGTTTTTAATGAAAAATAAATACAATCCAAATGAACATGATTGTAAATTTTGTGTTAAATATTCTATTGTATATTCGTGTTTACCAAAATAGTTTTCTTTCATATGCTCTTTTATGTAAATGTCATTTAGATTAATATGATGTTTAATAAAAAAATCAATTATATTAACAAGATTTAGTTGTGTACTAGAATACTTAACAAAAAATAAAGCATGTCTTTGATGACAAACTTTTCTTAAATTCATCATATCATAAAATGAATATTCACTCTCAAATATATAACTCTCAACATATTTATCTTCTAAATTACAATAAGTATTAAAATTAAAGAACAATCTAAAAATTTCTTCATTTGGTATTTTAGATTTATGTTCTTTTAACAAATTTAAAGTTTTTATACATGGTTCATATTTTGTTATTATACCTCTTGTAAACGGACATGTATTATGATTTTTAAGCCATTTTTCCAAACCCATACGCTCATAAACTTGATTTGTATTTGTTAGTACAGGTTCACGAAAATACATTTGTGTGATAGGACAAATAAGATTTTTTAAGTCAAATTGCATTTCCAATAATTTTCACATAAAAATTTCAATTTTTAACATATTTAACATATACAAATTTGTATATGTATATAATAACATTACTTTTCATTACACTTGTATGTAACACCATTAAATTCATCCATTATGATCCCAACAACATTTCCTAGTAATCCATCATATCTTTGTATAAAATCAAGAGTAATTCCTTGACAATCCTTAGACTTGTATTCTATATGATCATTATGAATTTTAATATTATCAGTCATATCAAAAGATTTAAAATCCTTAAAATCTTCAATATCATATAATTTTTCATCAACACCAAATCTAACCATTATCTTTGAGTTCTTAGTTTCCTTAAACATGTATAAAGTGTCACCTTCTTCACTCTCTTCACTCTCTTCACTCTCTTCACTTTCACTAATATCAACTTTTTCTGTATCTACACCATTCTCAAAACTAAATGGAACTTTTAAAGTAAATGAAACAATTTTAATTGTAAGCTCTAACATATTATTTCTACCACCAGAATTTGTAATTGAAATGCATCTATTGTCAGACATTTTTTAATTAAATTTTTGCTTATTTTTCATATTTTAGACATTACCATAATTTCTATTTTTTATTGTTACATTTTAATTGCGCATATAAATTTAATGTAAAATAAATAGTATGATATAAAATATTTTCATAATCTAGTTTTTTTAAAATAGTATCACCATTAGAATTTTCAGAAATATATTCTATTAAATTCTCAGTTATTTTAATGTAATCTGTAGTTTTTATAAATTTAAATTCACGTAAAGCTTTATCGTTATTACAACGACGATTATCTAATTCTTCTGTAAAGTTAATATTACTTGTTAATATTAATGATTTAAATTCTTTAATTTCTTCAATATCATATGTATTGTTTTTATCATTATTAAATATAACTAAACTTTTCTTAAAATTAAAACTTATTGGTATCATTACTAAAAATGAGTTAACCATCATCATAAATTGATATGAATTGTTACCAACATAAACATTACCTGCACTTGTAATTTCAGACATTTTAGACATTTTTAATTGATTTTTATTTTTTTATTCATTTTATTTTTATATCTATACAATAATTCTTTATACATAATCAATGTACATCCAGTAGTATTTCCTAAAATATAATGACAATCTAATGTTTTTGAAATATTATCATCAGAAATATATTCTTAGTTATTTTAATGTAATTCAGATTTCTTGTAAATTTAAAATTTAAAGCATGATCTTCATCACGATAATGTTTACATTGAAATTTTTCTGTAAAATTAATTTTATCTGTCATTATAAATGATTCTAAATTTTTAAAATCTTCAATACTATATTTATCGTTATTAAATATAATTAAACCTTTAGAAAAAATCAAAAGTTATATGCATCACTAATAAAAATGAATCAATTCTAACCCTAAATTGTCATTGATATAAATATTTCCAACAGATGTAATGGTCATATTTTTATATTTTTATCATTAATTTAATCAATTTTACACTTTAAATATTCTTCTTCACAAATTTCTTCACCAGATAAATTTCAAGGTATAAATACATATTCAAAATCATTTTCACAATTTCTCTATTTTTTTAAATCCAAAAAAAGTGATCCGAATAGTAATTCAGAGACGTATTTTTAAGCACTTTTTTCGTTTGACCCTCGAAGATATAGACATGATTTATTTTGAAAATATGCTATTTTTACCATTTTTTGAATTGATTTTTTGTATTTTTTCTATTATTTCTAAAATTACAATATGTCTGGAGAATTGTTACTAAATTAATTGTATCATATAATTATAATTTTTAGTTAAAAATTATATTTCATGGGAAGTAAAAATTTTTATGTGTTGAAATATGGCTAATTTTATCACATTTTTAAATCCAAAAATACGTCGTGAATAGTAATTCAGAGACGTATTTTTAAGCACTTTTTTAGTTTGACCCTCGAGGATATAGACATGATTTATTTTTGAAAAGTGACATTTTTACTAAAAATCAATATGAATTTTTTGATTTTTTTGAATTTCTCTAAAACTACAATATGTCTGGAGTACTGTTACTAAATAATTAAATTAAAAAATAATATTTAATTATAATAAAATATGGGTAAACGTTCTCTTGAAAATGATGAAGATACATATGAAAATTTAACTAAAAAAATTAGTTCTAATGTATATGATGATAAAACTATAGTTCCAAATATTATGGAAATGACACCAGAAAATCGTTCAAATACCATTGAACAAAATCCCATTTTAGCATTTGGATATCCTTCAGAATATAATAGAATATATGAACAAGAAAAATCTAGACGTAATTATGTGGGGTTTGAAAATTTAAAAAATGTATCAAATGAGAAGATATTTGTTCCTGGCCCAGATCAACGTGGTTCTACTGTCATTAAACAACATAGAAATGTTAACTGTTTTAAATCAAGATTTGAATATAAAGATGATTATGATAGAATTAAATTTGGAAATAAAACAAAGAATTTGTTAATGAAATATGGCATTGATTATTATAATGATCAAAACGATTTTGAAAACCGAATATATGAAGGTGATTATGAGTATGAAGATTTTGAACAAATTTTAAATGGATACCCAAATAAATATAAAATTATTATATTAGTACTTAGAGAAGTTTTCGCTGAATATAAAGATTATATTTGTATTGCTGGTGGATTTTCTTTAACCAATTATATCAAACATAATTATAACTATGACATTAATTTTTCAGACATTGATTTATTTATACATTCATGCAATCAAGAAACTGCTAATGAAATTATTAAAAAATTATATGAATTATGTGGATCTGATATTTATGAAAATGAAAATGTCATATCAGGTGTTAATTTTGGTCATATGAATTATTTTGATAATTATCAAAGTGAAGATTATGAAAATGATAATAAAATAATAAAAGTACAAATTATTAAACGTCTATATTCATGTCCACAGGAAATTATTGCTGGATTTGACATTGATTGTTGTTGTATTTTAACCACATTAGATAATCAAACATTTGTTACTGAACGTGGTTATAATGCTATTAAAAATGGTTATAATGTTATTAATTTTGAAAAGTTATCACCAAGTTATGAATATAGATTATGTAAATACAATAAAAGAGGATTTGGTATGTGGTTACCATTTATGGAACATTTCAAAGAAAATGCATTTTTTGATGCTAATATTTTAGATAAAACAAAAGGATCTACAATTATAATGAGACAATTAATGAAAATCCGCACAACTAAAGATTTTTATCGTAGTAAAAAAATAACTCCAGAATATGTATCAGATTATGGTGAAATATCAGGTAAAAGAGTACAATTTCCAGTTGAATTTAAATCTTTAAACCCAAATGAACAAAGAATTAATACATTCCATAGAATATTTTTAGAAGATCCAAAAGAGTGGTACCCTGAATATCCAGAAAATGGAATTGATTATTTTAAATATAATGAATATGATGATGAGATTATTGATATAGACGAAAGTGTTGAATTTAGTTATACACTTGCTAAAAATATTAAACGTGATAAAAAATTAAAATTACCAAATGATAGAATTAAATATTCATCAAGGAAATTAATCAATTATATTACTTATCTTGCACCAGATTCTGTAATTTGTGGTGAACTAGCTTCACGAGCAATAACAGGCGTTTACAATACTGAATTATCAGTAAATATTTGGACACCTGGTATTATATCTAATTATGAAGAAAATATATTTAGATATAATATAGTAAAATATAGAGCTTTATTGTATTTTGGAACAATTTTAGAAACTATACATGATATAAAAATTGATAATGTTTTAGAGTTAGGTACTATTGTATGTGTTAAAAATATTGAAGATTCTCTTGCTATTTCTGATGAAGAAAGTTTAATCAATTTTAGTAAAAATAATTATTATGGTAAAATATATCATTATTATGGAAGAGATGATTCTAAAAATATTGAAACATACAGTTATAAAATAGTTATAATTTTACGTGGTGATGTTGTACAAAGTTTAATTGAAAATACTAGAAGTGAACATAAAAAATATTTAGATAAATATATCAATCCATATAAGTTTGGTTATAACGATGAAGTACGGGTATATATGTCAAAATTATTAAATATTAAAAATGTTCCAACAAAAAAAAATCGTAAACTTGCATTTGATTATTTATCAATTAAAGAAAACCGTGATCTTGTATATGAAAATTTAAAAAGAGATGTATATTATTTAACTAATATTTATGCATATATTGATATTGATTTTCAAGACGGTTCAAAAACTATTGAGCAATATATTTTTGATTCCGATACAACAATTGATGGTATAATGTATACACAAGGTAAATTTATTGGTCAAGAAAATAATTATCATAAAGAAATTACTGGTGTTAGAGATGATAATGTTGAAATTTTACCATATCCAATTTATGAAAATTATATACCTGTCTAAAACAATAAAATTATATAAATGTATAAAGTTTTTGTTTTATGGTCAGATGATGATGAAATAATCGATCAATACGGTATTGAAAAATGTCTAACTATTTTAAATTTACACCCATTGATATGTGCATCTAAAATTAATATTGATAATCTTAATGATTTAAATAAATGTCACATATTTTTAATTGCTGGTGGTGAACCTTATCAGTTAAGATTAAGAATGAAAGGAAAAGGTGCAAGTGAAATAAGAAAATTTGTTTCTAATGGTGGTGGTTATATTGGAATATGTGCAGGTGCAGTTTTAGCTTTATCAAAATCACCATCGTTAAATCTTTTGAATCATGTAAATTTAGTGAATGATAATATTTGGTGGAATTCTGGTGTATGTGGTGATATTAAACTTAAAGCAATTTCTAATGATTTAAATGTGACAAATGGTTTATTTTCATATAACAATGGACCACTATTTATGATTAAAAAATCTAAACTTTGTAAACCTAATATTCCAGTTCCAATAGCTAAATTTGATGGTCCTTTATATAATTGCACTGAAAAAATTTCAGATGAAATGATGAAACAAATTGATAATTCTTATGCAATTATTTCTGGTAAATGTGGAAGTGGTTCGGTTATAATTTCATCTATTCATCCAGAATATTCTGATGATTACAAAATATTGTATGATATGATATTCAGTGTTTTATAAAATGATAAATTTATCATTTTTTCAATATAAAAATGTCTAATATCGCAAATATTACTTTAACATATAAAATTAATTCAAACAATTTAAATAAATATCTAATAGATGAACTTTATGATTTTTTACATAGATGTGACCACTTAAAATTTCCTTTTAGTTCATATTCCATCGATTTTGAAGATGATAAAATTATATTCATAGAAAATGTAAAAAACCCAATCCATTCTTTACAATTAGGCCCTTTAGATTATCACAACACTTGTAATAAATGTAAAAATAAGTATGGTTTTAAAAGTGTAAAATATTGTTCTGATTGTTTAACATATGATTTATTAAATGATAAGTTTAAGGAAGATGTAGATAAAGAAATTGATGAAATATTAAATTTTAAACCAGATGATAAAATTAGTGTTATCATCGATTACTATAATGAATATACTAACAAGGAAATTGATGAAGAAATTATCTTGGAATTTGTTGATTTAAAAATTATTAAATTATTTTAATTACTTATATAAATGGATCTTTATTCTGAATTACTTACTTATTCAAAAGATATATATAAATCCGAAAACCAAGCCCAAAATTTTTACTCTGACCCCAAAACCGATCTTCAGGTAGGTATTTATATAACAGATAAAATTTGTATATCATTTAGAGGGACAGAATCAAAAAAAGATATGTCATATGATGTTTATAGAATTAAGAAGAATATGGGTGGTGGTAAGTATGTTCATGGTGGATTTTATGATCAATTATTTTCCAGTGATGTCTATCAGAGCTTTAATAAATTTGTAACAAGATTAATATATGAAACAGATCTTGATATTTATGTTACTGGTCACAGTTTAGGTGGAGCATTAGCAACTTTATATGGTTATGAATTATCCAAGAAAACAACAAAACAAATTAATGTTGTTTCATTTGCAAGTCCTAAAGTTGGAAATTGGGCATTTTTCAAAGATTTTAAAAAGATTAAAAATTTGTCACATGTAAGAATAGCAAATTCTAGAGATCCTGTTACATTATTTCCATTATTTAATTATTATCATACTGGTAAAATAATAACTTTAAAATCTACAAGTTATTTCTACAGTGTTAATAATCATTATGTTAAGATGTATGAGAAGTATATCAATAAGAAAAATAAAATTATAAATGATAAATATGTAAATATATATAAAGATAAAACTATAGGATTATAAAATTTCCATCTGTAGAATTAAGTATAATTCGTTCAAATGCATGTTCTATCATACCATCTGGTAAACCTTTATGTCCTAAACCAGTTGAGAAATTGTTACCATGTAATTTCTTCTTTCTATATATACTACGAGCTAAACCAATATATAAATTTTTATAATGATAAAAATGTATAAACCAATTATAATCGAAAGTATCAACAGTATTTAGTTGTTGATATATGTGAAAATCATTGAATATTTTGTTACATACTCTTTTACTCAATGAATAATAATTACCTTCAGTAAAAAGATAATCTAAATTTGTAATATTGTAATGTTCATTTAATCTATTAACATGATATTCATTTATTCCCCATTTTCCTTTATTTTTATCTAATGATTTTGTACCACTAGCTAATGATTTGATACCACTAGCTAATGATTTGATACCACTGGCTAGTGGTACGGTACCATATTGTAATATATCTGGGAATATACCATCAATTTCTTGTTCTGATAGAAATTTAATGTTTGTCTCAGAAATTAACATCTTTGATAAATATTTATCTCTTACTATCTTATTAGATTTACTATGTAAAAATAATATTGTCTTATAGTTAAAATCTTTTAAGTAATGAGAAACAATCATTTTAGGTCCTATATCAGCACCTTTATTTGTAACTTTTATATATGTATATTTCTCATTATATTTTATATCAGAATTATAAGAAAATGTAATGACAATAGAGAAATATTTTTCTAGAATATTCAACCATTCATTAAACCATTCTAATGAATTTAAATTCATACAGTGTATATGACATATTCTATCGTTTTTTATATTTGTATGTATAACAGTATAAAAATCCTTAAATGACATTTTAAATCATAAAAATATATAATTATATATTTTTTAATATTTTTCTAATATAGTTTTAAGACATATATCTTCAAGTTTAAATTTATATTGTTCAGATATTTCATGTAAAGCTTTTAGTGTTGTTTTATTAATATTACTTGAAATTGTACCAAAATGTAAATATCTAATCATTTCAATACAAATTTCTTTACTTGAATTACAATCTATTTTAAAAAATATTACATTATCACCACACTCATCTATAATATAATCAAAATGATCATCCTCAAATATAAAAGAATTAACTTTATATGAAATACCTTGATCATTAAATTCAAAATATAAAGTAAAATCACCATTAGTATTATCATCATTGATAGATTGCTCGAAAAGTTTTAAAAGTATATCTGAAGACATTTTGATTATTTATAAATCAATATTTTCATTTTCATCAAAACTTGGTAATTTAAGATTTTTGTTTTTATATATCTTTATAGAATTTATTATTTTTATTATATTGTGGACATCTTCAATATTTGTAATAGAATTATCATAAGATACTCTATTTTTATCTTTTAGTAATTTAAGTATAAAATTTTTAACTTTAGTATTATAATCATATAAAAAATCTAAATTGTTAACTGTATACCCTGAAACATCATAAAACTTACCATCAAATTTTGTGACATAGTTAAATAGAAGTTCAATAAATTCTGGTCTATTTTTTGTATAAAGTTTATACAAAGAGTTTAATGTATAATTAAAATAATTACTATTTAATTTATTGTTATATAAATATTTAGTAAGCTCATCAAGAGATCGTTTAAATTCATCAATACCGTATGTAATCATTAAAACTTTTATTTACAATTATTAAAAATAATTTCAATAATCACCCTCATCATCACATCGAATAAGTTCATTTATTCTATGAGATTTATCTTCAACACTTGTTTGAATTATTTTAATTATATTCTTAACTTGTGTTAAATTATTAATTGTAGTATCATTGATAACTCTAATTTTAGTTTTAAAGAAATTATCACAATATTCCTTTACTATAATATCACAACCAGCATAAAATTCACAATATTTATAAGTAAGATTATCACTTTTATCCATATGATAAAAATAAGATTCTGTAGCCATATTAATTAATTTTTCAAAAAACTTAGCTTTGTTATCTTTATATTCCTTATATTCATCATTAAAATTAATTAGTGAATATAAATCAAACGTATACTGATATGAGTTATCAAAATGATAATCATCTGACATATTATCATATTGATAATAACTTGTTTGATTAGGTGTTTTACTTTTAATTAAATTATTTTCATGGTAATAAAAATATAATGCGTTGTATTGATATATAAATTCATTTTTGCTTAACATTTTTTAAATGTATAATTATACACTTAATTTATTTTCTTTAAATAACTAAACATTCATAAATATTCTTTTTAATAGTATTCATACTTAAATCTCTAACAAAATTTTTATCTATAATAATATTACATTCTTTAATAAATTTTCTCTTTAAATATTCATCTAAATGTATATTAAATTGTATTTCATCTAATTCATCATCACGGTCAATTTCAGAATAATAATAAAATTTGTCTTCATATTTAATTAAAACAATTACATTTAATTTATATTTTAATGAATAAATGGGATATTTGTTATTAGTTGATATTAAAACAAAGTTAGGTTCGATTATATTATCAATTCTAAGTTTATCATTTAAATTTAATATTCTATTACATATATCTTCAAGTTTTAATTGATACTCATTACCTAATGCACAAAGAGATAATACTGATTCAATTGAAATTTTAGTATTGATGCGACCTGTATGTAAATATCTAATCACTTCAACACAAACTTCTTTGTTAAAATCAGAATCTATAATAAATGTTACATTATTAGCTAAATATTTATTTACTAGATTATCAAAGTATTCTTCTGTTAAAATAAATGAATATATAGATACTTTCACTTCATTATCATTAAACTTAAATTTAATTGTAAAATCACCCTTAATTTTATTTTGTGTTACTAGATCAAAAAGTTTTTCCATCTTTGTTAAATTAGAGTTTTCAGATTCTTTAATTGTAGAATTTAATATAACGTAATTTAAATCTTCATCTGTAATAGAATCAAGTTCTTCGTTAGATCTATATCCAAGTTTATTTTCGTGTATTATTTTAATTGCATCTAAAATATCATCTAAATTATCTAGTAAATTAAAAAAATCATCTAATCTATCATGTATTGATGATAAATAATTATTACATAGACAAAGTTGTATAATAAAATTTTTTACATTCTCATTATAACCATCTAAAAAATTAAAATCGTTATTATGTGATCTAATCATAAAATATTCCATCTCGGTTAATGTAACAGGAGTAAAACATAATAATTCATAGACAAATGGTTCATCACTTTCATATGAATCATATATAGGATCAATATCAATTTCCTCACATTCCATATTAATAGATTTACAATATGTGATAATCTTGTTAAAATCACTAATAAATTCTTCTTTAGTTTGTTTATTAGATTGTTCAGTTGTTTGATTAGACATATTTTAAATGTATCATCATACATTTATTTTTATTTTTTAAATCAAGTAATATAAACTAGCGTAACCAGTTTTAGTAAGATTTAGTTCACCTAACTTATTTTTATCAATAGTTACACCATTATCATTTAAAAATTTAATTTTATTGTGATTGTTAACATAAATAAATTCAACCATCTCATTAATTTCATTTAAATTACTTATTTCACCAAGATAATACATTTTATCTTCAACCTTAGCAATAACAAAATAAACATCTTTATATTTAACAGAATAAATGGGATATTTATTTTTCTCTGAAGCGAGTACCATTTCAAATACATTTAGTTCTTCAATTCTTAATTTATTATTTAATGATAATCTAGAAATACATATATCTTCTAATTTAAGTTGATACTTATGACCAACTTCTTTAAGGATAAGTAATGACTTTTCCGAAATTTCTTGACTAATGTTTCCCGTATATAAATATTTAACAATTTCATTACATATTTCATTTGTATATTTTTCGTCAATTGAAAGTGTTGTGCTGTTAGCTTCAAGGATATTTATAACTTTTTCAAAATGACTATCTGTTAATATAAATGAATGAATTTCAAAGCATTTACCCTTATCTTTAAATTTAAAACCTAAATAAAAATCACCAACTGATTGCCTATTAATAAATAAATTATAAAGTTTTGTCATCTTATTATTATTTGATTTTTCAGATTCTTTGACAACATCATCTATAATAATTTTATTTAAATCTTCATCTGTAATTTTATCTAATTCTTCATTTGATACATGGAATATTTTATTCTCATGTATAATTTTAATAATCGATAAAATATCATCTACATTATTAATTTTTGTAATATATTCATTAAAATCACAATAAATAGTTGATAAATAATTATTATATAAACATATATTAACTATAAAATCTTTTACAAATTCATTGTGACCATTAAGAAATGAAAAGTTATTGTTTGGTGCTTTTATTCTTAAAAATGCAAATTCTATATCATCATCTGGAACCATTGGAAATAATAAAGATGCACCAAAATACTCACTATCAGTAATATACATTCCATATAACTCATCAAAATCTACTTCGCCAGACTTTAAACTGTTAGTTGTACAATATTCAACCAATTCTGTCAAAGATTTATTAAATTCATCACGTGTTTGTTTTACCATGATTTATATCAAAAATTTCTGTTAAATTTTCATTTTTTCATCTTAGTAATTTGCGAGTTTCCATTAAAATTTTACCCAAATAGTTATTACCATCCTTATTTTTACCTACACCCCAGTATGAATCATATGGACTATCTTCACATAAATATAAATCGTCAGTATTTAAAAGTTTATTTCTAAGTGTACAATCTTGAAGAAATTTTTGATATACTATAAATCTCATAATATCTATTTTTACAGATTCCCAATCAGATCTTATTACAATGTTATTTTGTTTTGATAAATCAATCATATCATTAACTTTGATATTTGGATATACATTTTTATTTACATACCATGTACTACTAAATCTTGATTTCTTTTGTTTAGCAAGACAGAAAGCTTTATTTGGTGTATCTGCCATCCTAATAAGATCATAATATTCTTTATTATGTGAAAATTTCTGAGCTTGAAAAAAGTGTTCTAATGACATCCAATTTTCACCATTGATACATAAGTTTTTAGTTTTATAAAAGTTCGAAAACTCGTAATATTCTTTCTTATCACCAAAAAATGAGATCATTTTTTAATTCTTATTGTATTATTTCAATTCATATTACACCATGAAAATCTATCAAATATGTCACGTATGAATGGTTTACATGTTATAATTTTGTGTCCAATTTCATTTACATTAATATATGCAAACTTATAGTTTCTACATAATGTTCTAGGTGGAACAATTTCATCATCTTTTCCAAATACTAATTCTGCAAATTTAACAACTGGTTCCAATTCCCAATAAAGTGGAAAAGTATATCCATTAAAAATAATAGCATACTTAATCTGACAATTTTTGTTTGATGTTCTTAAATATGTATCAACAACATTTCCACCTTGTGAAAACCCAATTAATCCATCTAATTCATTTTCTTTTACAAATTTATCAACATATAACATTGTTTTATTAATTTCAGATTCTGGTATATCAGATTTTCCAATTTCATCAATATCTAAACATGTCCTATACCACATTTTATTTCCAAATTCATAATCGTACTGACCCTCAATATCAATAAAAATATTATCGTTATCTTTTGACATAATTTTAATATAATCTTTAAGTATATTTCTAAATATATCAGAATTTTGACGACATCCATGTAATAAACCAATTTTCATTTTTAAATTATATGGTTATATAATTTTTCATTTTTTTAAATTATTTTCATATGTAAATAAAAATGAAACGTGAACATTCAGATATTAGTTTTAGTGGTGCAACAAATTCAAATCTTATGATTTTTGTAGTTGTTATATCCTCTTTTATATTAGTTTCCTTGTGGAACGATTCAATTCAAATGATTTATTATGAAATGTTTTGTTATGATAGAACATCACCTTTAGATTCTTTATTTTTATCAGTTGTAGTTACAGGGTTTGTAATATTACTTGCACTGTGTTTAAGATATAGTAGTTGTGAAGTAAAAGGTGAGTAAATAAAATTCTAAGAAAATAAACAATAGAAATTTCTATTGTTTTTAGTAGTTTTATTTTGATATTCTAGGGAGTCAAAATACCAGGCTAAAAAATTTCTTCAAAACAGCGAAGAAAAATATTTTCATGGATTTCTCTGGATTT